TATGCATCCGCATACACGCGCCTTTTGGGGCTAACCCCCTGATATCATGGGGCTTTCTCAGCATTCGGGAATCCCGAACAATGCATATTTGACCCGAAAACTCTTGACGTGTCCATACCTCTCACTCGCGCTGTAGCTCGTTCTCGCTGGTTTCGGGGCTCCTACGCACTGCCCCCCTGGGGACTGTTCGCTCCAGCGAGAGCGAGCCACAGCGCGATTGAGCTACCGCGACATAGATGTCGCACACCTGAACCCTTGTTCAGTAGAGCCCCCTGGCCAGACCCCCCAACCTGAACGGGCGTACAGGTGAACAAGCGTTCAGGTTAACGTGAAATCGAGACGATGACTTGACGTGTCAAGGGGCCAGGGGGGTGGGGTCTTGGGTCAGGGCGGGGGGCTTTGGCTTTAGCCAGTACCCTGCTCGCACAGATAGGCCGAGTGTGAAGGCGCCAGCTGGCGAAGAGGGCCGGGGGTAGAAACGAAATCGAGGTACCTCGGAGGGGTGGTCGCTGGGTGGCCTGGGGGTGGTACCTCCCCCGAACCCCCTAAGACCGCCGCGGATGAGCGCTGTGAACGGCAGGTGAACGCCGAGGTCGACGGAAAAAGCGTCGCGATTCCGGCCACTTAGCGACCTGAACGTTCAGTAGTACGTCTCTCCTGTTCACTCATAAGCCAGGTTCAACCTGCGCTTTCCTCTATTCTCCCTCTTCTCTCTCTCTTAAAAACCTATATAGGGAATATACATAGAAGAAAGAGGGGAACCATTAAAGGGGTATATACATAAAGAGAAGGTTACTCCCCGGCGTCCAAAGGGGTAGACCTTGCCTCAGGTCCCGCTGGCAGCTGGCCGAAGTGCTGAACAGTTCGGTGGCGTTCACCTCCGGGCCACCCACGGCGCCATTATGGCCTTTGGTAAAGGCCACGCCTTGCTAAACTCCGCGCGATGTGCTATGCTGAGGGCATGCCCAGTCGACCCACGGACGCCGAGCCCTTCACCGCGTACCTCCTCAACTGCCTCCGAGGGCCTGGTCCGCTCGCTCTCGCGGCCCGAGCTACCGACCTCCACGACCCTGGGCACCCCAAAACCGCGCTCGGCCTCGTGGCCGCCGTGGAAGGCAAGAAGCTCGCCGGCTCGTACGGCGCCCAGCGGGTCCAGTACTGGGAGACCTTCCTCGCGCGCTTCCCTCGCCTCGACGCGTGGTCGCGCTCCGAGGACTTCCTCCGCCCGCCCGCCGCCTGGTCGGCCGAGACCCTCGCCGCGTTCCACGCCGCGGACGTGGCGCCCCCCACGCCGGCGCAGTTCGCGGCCGACTACCTCCCCACCCAGCGCAAGCACCGCCGCGACGCTCTCGCGTACCGCGTAAGCGCGGGTGCCAGCTCCCTGCTCGCGGCCTACGCCCACGGCTTCCCGCTCACTCGCGGCGAGATCGAGGCCATGCCGGCCGCCGCGACCGAGCTGGCGGGACACACGTGGTTCTACATCTGGGCCTGCCGCCCGCAGCTCGACTACGTGCCCCTCGGCCGCGGCGCCTCGTTCCAAGCCCGGCTCGCCGCGCGCACGATCCTCGAAGAGAACCCCCTCGCCATCTCGAAGCCTAATTACGCCCGCGCGCTATCTCCGGCCTGGGACCTGAACCGCCTCAAGCACCTTCCCTTCCTTCCGTGGATCCCTCGATCTTCGCGCCGAAGTCTCGTAAGGTCCGCGAAAACCGGCTGAATCGGCGCCATTATGGCCGATTGCGCTTGACACGTCAAGCCGGTCGTGGTATTATGTACCTACGCTGAGGAGAAGCAGCATGCCGCCCAAGAAGCCTCGGGCCCCCCGACAGCGCTCGCTCGACGAGCTTGGAAAGGCCGACCCTTCGGTCCGAGCCCTGGTCCGTCAGGCCTTTGAAGAGCCCGAAGCCGACGGCTTCCAGCAGTTCAACCGCCTCTGCGCGCTGATCATGACGGAGGTCATGGCCGGTCGCCTGACTCCCGAGCAGGCCGGCGCGTGCCGCGACATGGCCGAACTACTCCTCACCTCCGTGACTGCCCGCGAGCTGAGCAAGGCCAAGACTCGGGCGCCGATCCTGCCTGCAGCTGCAAACCACCTGGCCAAGCCCCTCGCACCCCCGCCGGAGGACGAGCTTCAGGTCACCGTCCTCGGCCCAGACGGAGAGCCCCTTCTGCATGTCTGATCTCTACACGGTCTACGCCTTCCCCGAGGATGGTCGACGGACCCTCGACACCTTCGACGCGCTGGCGCTGGCCGGGCTCGCCATCAACAGTGAAGACAACGGCATCCCCATCGAGACCTGGGAGAAGTCCTTTGCTCTGCCGGAGGGCGAGGTCGATCAGTTCCTCGCGCCGCTTCCGGGCGCCCTCGGCCTGTGTCAGGCCAAGGCGATCGTTCGCGAGTTCCGCACCATCTCGGAGGAGATCGAGATGTACGACGACTTCCTCGAAGCCGTGAACTCCCTGGTGCAGTGGTACTACCTGGCGTGGTACTGGGCCGACGAGCTGGGCGTGTCCGAGCCCCTGACGGAAGTGGCGTCCTACCTCGCCATCGCGCTCGCCGAGCAGCGGGACCCTGAGTCCCTCTGCCTCGACGACAAGGCCTACGCCCAGGCTCAGGACTCCCACAGCAACTACTGCTCGGCCCTGCTCACCCTGGGCGAGATCGCGGAGTTCATCCCCGATGATGAGGCCCCCTCCATCCTGACGCTGGTGTTTTACGATGTCTGATGGCCGCGTTCGCGTCACGATCGTGTACGAAGTCCCCTGGTCGTCGGACAAGCCGCAGCAGACCGGGACCTTCATCTGCGACACCCTCCACGAGTGGCGCCAGCTCCTGCAGAAGTACACCGCCTGGCGCACGAAGCGGAACAAGGCGCAGCGCAGCGAGCAGGGGACCGGCCATTTCGCGGGAGCGAACGGCGTCCTCCTGTTCAGCGACAACATCATCAGCGTGACTCGTGTCCCAGCTTGACCTCCGCAACGCGCGGCAGGTCCTCTCGAACTACGGCACGGTCCTCGACCAGGAGTCCGGCGAGCTGGTGCGCTTCGATCCCGCCAAGATCTGCCCTCAGATGGCGAACGGGATCCTCGACTTCATCGACAGCGACCGCAGAACGCCGACCGGGCACCGCAAGATGCAGGCCGTTCTCGGCCCTCGGCAGTGCGGGAAGTCTCTCGTCGCCGCGCTCGGCGGGCTGGTCTACGTCAACTCGCACCCCAGCGCGTACGCCGCGATCTTCGCGGACAACAAGGACCGCGCCATCGACCTTTTCCGTACCATCAACACGTGCTACGAGCACATGCCGGACGGAGTCAAGACCCACACGGGAGGTAAGACCGAGGTCCGCCAGCTGACGCTGGAGACGATGGCGAAGATCAAGACGCTGTCAATGGAAGCCTCGATGGCAGGCATCGGCCGAGCCTTCGACTACCTCCACATGTCTGAGCTGCCCTTCGCGAAGGACGCCGCGGAGACCTGGAACGGTATCCTGCCGGCGATCATCAACCGCAAGGAGGCCATCGTGCTGCTGGAGTCGACGCCCGCGCCGATGACCCTGCCCAGCGCCTCTTGGTACCGGGACATCTGCGCCGAGGCTCGTCGGGGCATCGGGCGCTGGGAGTTCCTCTTCGTCCCCTTCTTCCAGTCCCGCCTCAACGAGCGCAACTGGAACCCCAGCTGGCACCTCACCAACGAGGAGGTAGGCCTGCTGCAGCAGTTCGGAGGCGAGCGCGTCTCCGGCAAGGGACTTCCCTACCTCACCGTCGAGAATCTGGCCTTCCGCCGAGAGATCCTCGACATGGACCCCGAAGTCCGGCGCTACCCGGAGCTGTTCAAGGTCTACTACCCCTTCGACCCGATCACCTGCTGGGCTCAGGCCAGCGGCTCCGCGATCCCCTCCCACGTCCTCGACCCTCACCGAGAGCGTGAAGTCGTCCCCTGGGACCCCGACCACGAAGGCCTGCAGCGCTACGGCGAGCCGAAGCCCGGCGCCGTGTACATCATCGGCGTGGACCCTGCCGGATGGATGGGGAACGACCCCGCCTGCATCCAGGTCCTCGAACTCTGGGAAGATCGCTGGGAGCAGGTCGCCGTTCTGGAGAGCAACAAGGTCGATCCTCCCTCCCTGTCCAAGATCATCGTCCGCCTGGCGCGCGAGTACAACGACGCCGAGGTCATCGTAGAGTCGAACGGCGTCGGCATGGGCGTGATCGCCATGCTGTACGAGGCCTTCCAGCGCGGCGACCTACGCAAGCTCTACTGCCACGGAAGCCGCGGCATCGGCAAGAGCAAGCCCGGCATCCCCGCCAGCACGAAGACGATTCAGGAGGCCCTCGGTCGCCTCATCGACTCGCTCATGGATCGGCTCGTGATCAACGACCAGGAGACCCTGGACCAGCTGTCGAGCTACCGCAACGACAAGCTGGTGGAGGACAGTGCGGCCAGCGAGATCCTGCGCCCCGGAAAGCTGACCAAGGGCCGCCGCGCCTCCCACCACTGGGACCGCGTCTCGGCCCTCCTGTGGGCGGTCTACGGGGCGTACAGCCAGCCCGTACGCTTCCGCCCGTTGACGCTCCGCGAGGACCACGGCGAGGTCGTCCCCGAAGACCCCACCACCTGGACTGACGACCTCTGGAAGGCCAAGCGTCGGGCCGAGGCGGAAGATAAGCGCAAGTCGAAGCAGGGCTCCAAGCGGCGCAAACCCTCGCGCAACAAGCCGAAGCTGCGGCGCCCCAAGCGCAAGTACTGGTCGTCCTGACCCTTGACACGTCAACCCGCACCGGTTAAGGAGTAGCGATGCCCACCGACCCGAAGCCCGAAGCACTCTGGGCATACAAGCTCATCGAGCACCACCAGGCACGCCTCGACACGCAGCGCAAGACGTGGGCCATGCACCTGGCCGCATACCGAGGCAACTTCTACGGTAAGGAGGGCGGCGAGGCCGGAGCCGAAGACGACGACATCACGGTCGAGCACAACCACCTGTACTCGTTCGTCGACTCGCTGATCTCGAACGTGTGCCCCACGAACCCCGAGGTCGACATCGTCGCCCGGCGGCGCACCATGAAGGGCGCCGCGAGGGTCCGCACGGCGCTCGTGAACGACGTCCTGCTCCGCGAGCAGGCCCCCAAGAAGTTCTGGCGCCTCGCAGCCACGGCCAGCGTCTACCCGCGCGCCTTCACGAAGACGATCTACGAGGCCAAGCGCAAGCGGCCGAAGCTCCGCATCCTGCCCCCGCATCGCGTCATCTACGACATGGCTGCGGAGACCTGGGATGACCTGCGGTACATCTGCGAGATCACGACCATCACGAAGGCCCAGTTCGCGCAGCGGCTCAAGAAGCCGAAGAAGGGTGGACACTACCGCTCGGACTGCGAGGACGACATCCATTGGGGCACGTTCCCCGACTGGCTCAAGGCCGACGAGCTGGACAAGCGCTCCGGCAAGAAGGACGAGACCGAGATCGACATCACGCGCTCCTACGCGGAGTACGCCGTGATCTACGAGTACTACGACCTCGTCGGCGAGAAGTACTACCACTTCGCCCAGGGCGTCGAAGCGCCGCTGATGACGACAGACCTGCCGTACCGCCTGGTCAAGAACCCCTTCGACATGTTGACGTTCAACGACAACCTCGAAGACACCGGCGGCCTGAGCGACGCGCACCTCATCTACGCCCTGCTGCAGCGCCTCAACGAGCTGGCCTCGTTGGAGATGTGGCACATCCAGACAGCGATCCCGATCCCCGTCATCCACGACGCACTGCTGGAGGACCCCGAGGAGTTCGCCGACGCCTTCCAGTCCGCGACCGGACCAGGTCACGCGATCCACCTGAACGCTCGGCGGGACGTCACCATCAACGACATCATGGGACAGACCCCAGTCGTCCAGCTCCCGATCGAGTGGGCCCGAGCCCGAGCCGCCATCATCGAGGAGATCGAGCGCGTGCTCGGCTTGCCGGCGTACCAGCGCGGAGCGGCCGGGCAGAGCGACGTCGCCACGGAGCTGGCTCTGATCGAGGGAGCGACCAAGACCCGCGACGCCCGGCGACAGAAGGCCCTGTACCTCGTCATCGCCCAGGTCGCCAAGAAGATCATCGACCTGTACCTGGAGTACCTGGACCCCGAGAGCGACATCCCGCTGCGGGTGCAGGATGGCGAGGAAGATGCGACGGCCACGCGCCAGTCCATGAACTTCCCCGACCTGGACGCGAAGGGCGACGTCGAGGCCGAAGAGGACTGGAGTTGGGACTACGAGGCTCGCCCCTTCAACGCCGACGAGAACAACTCGGTCGTCGACCTCAAGCGGCTGGAGACCTACATGCCTCTGCTGCAGGGCAACCCAGCAGTGAATCAGGTTCGCCTGACCAAGCGGCTGCTCGAACGGCTGGACTTGGACGGCGTCGCGAACACCGAAGAAGAGATGGCAGCTGCCCAGCAGCCGCCCATGATGCCCGACACCGGGAGCCTGCCTGCAGGCGACCCGAACGCTGGGCTCCCCGCGCCGCTCGCCGGCAACCAAATCGGCGCCGAGGCCGGCCAGCCCGCAGCAGCGGAACTGGCGCAGGAGCTTGGCGCACCCCTGGCATAGGAGAGGACCATGCCCATCTACGAACTTCCCCCGCACTACTCTGAGACGCTCCACGGAGCCTGCCCTGGCCGCGAGGCCTGGCTCACGAGTATCCCCGAAGGCCGCGAGGTCCCCTGCGACGAGTGCGGGGAGATGATCACTCGCCTCCTGCCGAGCCGCTTCTCGTTCGGAGGAGACATGGAGACCGGCAAGGAGATCGTCAGCACGCAACTCGGTCGGACCTTCAAGTCTGCGCGCGAGCTGGATCAGTGGTGCGACGACAACAACTGCGACGTCGTGAGCAACGACTCCAGCGCGTGGCGCGACCAAGTCGACCAGGCCGCCGCGTGGCGCGAAGAGGGCGCCGTCGCCGCGGGCTACCGCGACGCCCAGCACGAGAAGGCGGACATCAAGGAGAACCTGCGCGACATCCAGGCCGCGAACCGCGAGGCGTCGATCAAGGACTACGTCTCCGAGCACGGCACGGCGGACGCAGGCCACGCGGACAGCGATACCTGGAACAGCCCCCTCGCCGAGTAAAACCTTGACACGTCAACCCCAGCGGGTTAAGCTACCTGCTCCCGACAAGGAATAGCCAGCATGGCCGACGAGAAAGGGTACCCGGCCGGAAGCGACGGCGACCGCCTTAGGCAGCTGGAGAAGGAGAACAACCGCAGTGCGGACCTGGGCTACCAGGCCATCGGCCACGAGGGCATCGTCTACGAACTCGCCAAGCCGACGGACGTGACCTACCACGCGTACGGCTTCAACCACAGCCACATCGGCATCGCCTTCAAGCACGAGGGCCTGCGTGTTCGCGAGGTCGAGGGCTGTGTTCCTGCCCAGAACCGACGCACGGGTCAGAAGGGCATGTTCCAGAAGCGGTACGACCCGCGGGACCTGCACGCGATGGCACTGCACGCTGCCGATCTGCTCCGAGAGCACTGTGGAGGCGGCGGCGGCCAGATCCTGTTCCACGACGAGTCGGACAAGATGAAGAACGACCCTGGTCCCGCCTTCCCTCGCGAGAAGTGGAAGCAGGGGGTATACGCTCTCGTCGAGGACCCGAGCATCCCGTTCGACTTCTCGCAGTTCGCACCCGAGGGCTTCGACTACTGATGGACCCGACCCACATCATCACTCTCGTCATCCTCGCCACTGCGGCTGCGCTCGACGTATGACGAGATCTTCATCTCCCGCCTATTTGTCTGAACGGGCCTACCAACAACGCAGAAGGATAGGAGTTTCCATGCGTACTTTGCACGACCACGAGATCAACGACTTCAACAGCGAGCACGTCAAGGTGTTCGTCGCCGACAAGGCCGATCACGAGAAGGGCGGGGGGGCCCACCATCACTACATCGTCGGAACTGATGATGGTCGGGCCGAGGAGGCGCACATTCACTTTCAGCACGGCCCGGTGCTGGAGCATGGCGTCAACGGCATCACGAACGAGGCCCTGATCGCGGTGGTCCTCGATCGGCTCCGCGCCTTCCAGCGTGGTCCGTTCGCCAGCCGTGAGAACGCCGTGACCGTCACCAAGTTGGAGGAGGCGCTCATGTGGCAGCACAAGCGCACCCTCGATCGCATGCGCCGCGGTGTCGAGGGGCGGCACGAAGCCTAATGGACCCCATCGCAATTTCTGGCCTACTGGTCATCGTCATCCTGCTGGCCGCTGCGGCGTTCGGCATCTACAACCGGAAGAAGGGAGCCCCCGTGGGAATCAAGATTGACCCCGTGAAGCGAGCTGAACGCCAGGCGAAGCGCAAGGCGCGCCGTCAGGAGATCATCGAGGACGCCATGTCCTGGCTCATGGGTAACCCCAACGAGGCCCACAAGCTCGGTACAGCTGGTATCCTGAGCGCGGACCTCCGCAAGCAGGTACGCCCTGCCCTTGGAAAGAAGTAGCATGCCCGACATGGAAAAACTGGAACAGGCCCTCCCCGAGGGGATGTCTGTCTCGAAGCTCACCGAAGTCCTCAAGACCGCTGGGTACGACCTCGTCCCGACCGAGGGAGGAGAGCCTCCCGAAGAGGACGACGCTCCGCCGTTCGGCTCCGAAGAGGGCCCGCCCGAGAAGGACGACGCCTCCGAGGAAGGGGAGGAGAAGCCCAAGGACGAGGAGAAGGACGAGGAGTCCGAGCGCAAGTACCCGAAGGGCAGCGACGGCGACCGCCTGCAGATGCTCAAGAAGTTCGTCTGAACCCGTAGGAGAGGATCATGACCACTACCCCCGAAGTCCCCGCAGCCGCGCCCGTCGCTGCTCCCGCAGCCGCCGCAGCGCCTGTTGCCGCCGAGCCCGTCGCAGCCGCGCCCGTTGCCGCCGAGCCCGTCGCAGCCGCACCGCAGATCGAGATGCCCGCGCCGCCCCCGGCGCCCGAGTTCCCCAGCGCCGACGGCTACGACTGGTCGACGTTCGAGGGCAGCTTCGACGGCTTCGACGAGCGTCTGAGCCCCTGGATGCAGGGACTCCACGGCCACCTGACGGAAGGCCACAACGCCGAGCTGGAGGCCTCCAGCCGACAGACCCGCGAGTGGCAGGAGCTGTACAACGCCGTCGTGCTCGGTGACGAGGACCCGCGCCTCGCTCAGCTGAACGAGAGCATCGGAGCCAAGGACACCTACGCCAAGAGCCTCGAAGAGCGCATCCGTGCGTTCGAGGCGGCGGACGTGGAGCGCCAGGAAGCCGAGGACAACGTCTACTTCGAGAAGCTCCAGGCCGACTACGGCGAGCGCTTCGCAGCGAACCCCCAGTTCGTCGACGCCTCCATGCCTCTGGTCGACGCCGGCTTCATGCCGCACGAGGCTTTCGAGCTGGCCGCCATCGGCCAGGTCGACGTGGCCGCGAAGCTCATCGAGCAGGTCAACGACAGCAGCATCGTACACGAGCTGCTCATGTCTCGCCAGCCGAAGACCGCGGCCCCCGCCCCTGCTCCGGTGGCCGCTCCCAAGCCTCAGCCGCGCAAGGCCGCCGGGGTGGTGACGGGCACCGACGTCGTCGAATCCCTGCCCGAAGCCAAGCCCAAGCCCCTCCCCAGCTGGGAGGCGAACCCCCAGGCGGCGACCCGCGCCGCGCTCAAGCGAGCCTTGGCCCGCTCGAAGTGACCTTTTTCTCTTGACACGTCAACTCGCCTGTGTTACCTTACAGGAGCACGGGCGATCTGACGCCCGCCACTCTCTCCCTACCGAGGACCTGTAACACATGGGTTTTTCCGCTGACGTCATTCTGACGACTCTCCAGGAGCTTCGAGGTCCCTACGAGGAGACCTTCACCAAGTTCCACCCGGCCTTCGAGGCGATCATCGCCAAGGGCCAGAAGAAGAAGGCCAAGGGCCCCTACATTCAGTTCGGCCTCGTGCCGGAGGGTCCGGGCTCCACGACCACGCTGCGCACCGGCGTCGAGGTGATCCAGGGAGGTCGGCGACAGACCGGCGTCCGCGGCTCCGCGTACGCTGCCACGATGATCCACGCCTGGGACGTTCCCGGCCAGGATCTCCGCGAGGCAGACGGCGAGGCCGACCTGCTCGACATCATGCAGAAGTACCCCGAGCGCGCTCTGGATGACTTCCAGCAGCAGATCGGACGTCAGCTGGTCTCCGGCGGCGAGCGCGACGTCAGCGCCATCCTGACCTTCAACTCCGACCAGACCTACGACCCGAAGGGTCTCGGTGCTGAGAGCGGTGTCTTCGAGTACGTCGCCTCCGGCACGCAGTCGAACACCACGTTCGGTGTCGCGAAGAACAGCATCGACGGCTGGTACCACCAGTACGAGCACATCAACAGCTTCTCGGCCGAGGGCCGGCGCAAGATGTCCGAGGCCTACTACGACGCCAGCACCGAGGGAACTCGGGCGATGGGCGACGTGGACCTCATCTTCGCGGACCGGGGCTCCTACCACGAGTACCTGACGAGCCTCGACGACCAGGTCCAGATCGTGGACCGGGACCTCGGCAAGGGCGACCACCGCCCGAGCGCCGTTCGCGGCGGAGTCAAGTTCCTGAACGCGACGATGTACCTCGACCGCGAGATCGTCACCAGCCGCTTCACCACGGCAGCTCCGCTGCTCGGCGTGATGTTCGGAATCCACAGCTCGACCTGGAAGCTCTTCTCCCAGGGCTCGGACAGCAACATGGAGACCATCGGCGACTTCTCGTTCCGCGGTCCCGACTACCTGATCACCCAGGACATGTGGCGGTACCAGTACGTGCTCAGCCTGGGCATCTACTGCGACAACCTCCGCTGCAACTTCGCCGTCACCGGCGGGGCGCAGGCCTGATAGGAGTATCAGCATGACCCCCACCATCGCATCTCACATCAGCGAAGTCGAGTCCGTCACGGCCTCGACGACCGCTGCCGGGCCGTCGCTCCCCTTCGGGGCGGTGTACACGATCCCGGCCACGCAGGTCGACCGGGCTCTGCTCGTCGTCGACACCAACGGCGTGCTTCTGGGAGGCCCTCAGCGCGAGCTGGGAGCCACCGACGAGCTGGTCGAGCAGGAGGCCGGCGACGGTCCCCTGGATGTCTGCTACATCCGCAACGACGGCGCCATCATCCAGCGGGGCCTCGCGGTCATGCGGGACGCCAGCGCCGGCGTCTTCTCGGGCGTGGTCGCCACGGCTGACGTGCCGGCCGCCAAGTGCCTGGGCGTGACCCTCTTCGACCTCGCCGCGAACTCCGCCGCGTTCGTCGCCAAGAAGGGCGTCGTCATCGGTGTCTCGGGCGCCGCGTTCTCTCAGGATGACTCGCTCAAGGTCAATGCTGCGGGCAAGTTCATCACGGCCTCGGCCGGCGATGATGTTGTCGGCATGGCGCTGGCTGCAGCCGCGGGCGCCGACGAAGAGATTCGCATCCTCCTCGACGTCTGAGCAAGCTGACCGGCGAGCTGCTCCTCCTCTCCCCTCTTGCCGGCCACCAGCGGCCCCGTAGGCGTGAGCCTCGGGGCCGTTCTCGTATGAGGTAGGCATGAGCCTCCTGTTGCCCCACATCCACAACCTGCGAGGCATTCGAGAGAACGCCTACGCGCAGGTCGACCACGCTCCCTCCCAGTCGGCGGAAGCCAAGTTCCGCGGCAACCTGTGGGCCAACCGGGCGCTCTTCCGTCTCGCAGAGGACGCCCCGTTCCTGTTCGAGGAGACGGAGCTGATCATCGTGGCTGAGCCCGATGTCGTGCCTACGCTCGCCACCGACCTGCTCAGCACCACGACGGACGCCTGGGTCTTGGAGACAGACCTCGTCTCAGGTACTGCGGACGCCGTGGTCTGGGAATCGAACCGCAAGTGGGCTGGTCGCGTCATCGCGATTCAGGATCCCAGCGACTCGAACGTGTACCACACTCACCGCATCCGCGAAGTCACGCTCGATGGGGTGAGCCTCAAGCACAAGATCGTGCTCGACCGGCCGTGGCCGAACGTCACGGACACGGGCCTCAGCTGGCGCGTGGCGACCAGTGAGATGGTCATCCCCGAGGACGTCATCGAGCTGCGAAGCACGAAGCTGCGCCACGATGGGTACGACTACGTGCTCGACGTGATGGGCCAGGAGGCCGCTGAGCGCGCGAACGTCTCCAGCGCCCTGGGCAACACGGTCCAGGGGCCTCCGAGGTGGGTCTTCAAGCGCGAGGCGCAGAGCCTCCGCGCACCCGTCTTCGTGCCCACGGTCACGCTGAACGGGCAGATCGCCTGGCTCGGTCCCGAGCCGGCGGGCGAGTTCGAGTACTGCTTCACGTACATCTGGGGCACGCAGGAGGACCGGATGCATCGTCCCGGCCCCCTGACCCAGGCTTCCGTGATCGGCAGCACCGAGCGGCACATGCCCTACTGGGAATCCCCTCCCTCGCAGATCAGCAACGCTGTGGTCGGCGACGGGGCCGGCGTTCTGGAAGTCAAGCTCCCGAACTACGACCGCATGGCCGGGTTCGACGACGCAGGCACTGAGCGCTTCCACCTCGCGGGGTTCAAGAAGCGCATCTACCGCCGGCGCAAGTCGGACACCAGCGGCACGATCGGGTTCGACGATCGCTTCTACCTCATCGCTGAGGTCGACGGACACGTCACCCTGTTCACGGACGACGGTACCCGAGTCCCAGACCTCGCTACCCAGCTCCGCAGCATCCAGCGGTACCAGACCCTGGGCTTCTACCCCAAGCCGGACAAGCGCTACGAGATGCGTCTCCGCTGCGTGCTCCGCCCCCCGCCCCTCGTGGACGATCAGGACGCCCCGGCGGTCCCTCCCGACGCGATCGACGCCCTCATCAGCCGTATGCTGATGTACCTGTACGAGGCCGAGGGCAACTCCTCGATGATGGCCGTGGCTCGCGCCAACTACGACGAGGCCTTGGCCACGATGCGGAAGCGCCACGGCGGTCTTCGCTCCGCGGCACGTCCCACCATGCGCCGTAAGGCCCGTGTGCGCCGTGGCGGGCTCCACCCGCGCCTGCGTATGCCTCTGGTCGTTGACAACGCCTGACCGGCGTGTTACACTACAAGCACCTTTTCTGGAGAGAGAACCATGCGGAAGACCTACAAGACCCCGCCCGTCGTGGCCGGCGGCATCTACAAGCGTGAGATCGTGAACGAGGACACCGGCGAGCTGCTGGAGACCCTCCACGGCATCATGGGCACCACGTACCAGCGCGAGGGGCAGCCCGTCGAGGGCATGTTCAGCGTGTACGGGTTCGCCGACCAGCGCGTCCGCGAAGGCGAGGAGGCCCTCACGGGCTGGTCCCTCGTCGCACAGCCCGAGGGGCTGGAGACGCCGATCCACGGCGAGTCGAACCGGTCCGAGCGGGCTGAGATGGCGGCCACCATCCGCGAACTCAAGGCTCAGGTCGAGGCGCTGGCCGCCGCGAGCTGATAGATGAGCTTCTCCCACTGGAACCTCCGACCGGGGCCCTTCTACCCGAGGGCTCAGTCGGACGACATTCTCACGGATGACGAGTCCAGTGGGCTGATCCGCAACTTCGTGCTGACTCGGCAGGGTACGCTGCGCACCGTGAACGGCCCCGCGCAGTACCACCCGCGCCAGTGGGTCGACAATGGAGGCCAGGATCCGGCCGGAACCACGGCTTACGCCGCCCCGATCGACGGCCTGTTCCACTGCATCGCGAACGGGAGGGACATCCTCCTGTACGTAGGCAAAATCGGCGGGACGTACGGAGTCTGGTCCCACCACGGCTGGGAGCTGGACTGGGAGCTGCTGCTGGCAGACAACTCGTCAGCTGCGTACCGCATCAAGCTCGAATCGGGGACCCGTCCCCAGTTCCTCACGCAGTTCGTGGCAACGCCGACCAGCGTCATCATCATCCCCCAAGGCTCGCGCGCCTTCCGCTACGACGGGTACAGCGTCAGCCCCCTGGGCTACGCCACCCGCCCGGCGCCTCCGACCCTCCTCGGCCCCATGAACGGGCTCGCGGACGCGATCGACAACGCCGGCGGGGACGTTCGAGATACGACGAACGAGGGGTACCACGTCGACGGACGAACCCTTCCTCCCGCCCTGGGCAACTGCCGCCTGGGGACGATCCGCATCCCCAACACGCTGTCGGACGCGAAGAAGACGACCCTCTCGACCAAGAAGACGAACGTCCTGGGCGGCGTTCTTGAGCTGGGCCACTGGCGAGGTCGAATCCAGAACATCGACAGCTTCGGAGATTTGAGCCCTCTATCTCCCCCGAGCAACCAAGTCACCTTCCCCAAGGACGAGAACCTCTCCAAGGACCGCAAGAAGGACGAAGACGAGCACGCTGCGCGTATGCGCCGGCAGATCGCCTGGGACTTCCGGCCGGGCCGCGACGGCACCGTGGGGCGCATCCTGTACCGCACCAAGGACCTGGCCAACTCCGGCGACCCTCGGTACTACGAAGTCTCGGACTACGCCACCGAGGGCTCGCTCCGCTTCGCCACGATCCCTGACAATATCACGGGCTTCTACCCCGACAACATCCCCGACGGTTGGCTCTTCTCGCCGCCTATCGAGGTGGACCGTGTTCCGCAGTTTCGCATCGGCGCCCTTTCGATGGGCGTCATGTGGATCGCGAACATGTCGGGCGCCGAGGGCGCTCTCCGCCCTTCGCTCCCTGGCCGCTTCGGCACGTTCCCCGTGAACGAGACCATCTACCCGGACTCAACCGGCACTGAGATCACCGCGCTCCACGCCGTCAAGGGCGGCCTGCTGGCGTTCACGGAGACCAGCACCTTCTTCATCACGCCCAACGACGAGGGTAACGGATACAAGGTCGCCACGCTCCACAACGGCGTGGGCTGTGTCGGCCCGGACGCGATCGCCACGCTCCCTGACGGCACCACCCTGTGGCTCAGCCGCGAAGGCTTCCACGCCCACAAGAACGGCGCCATCAACGACATCAGCTACGAGATCAAGCACACGATCTCGCGCATCAACCGCGTGGCGCGCCTGCGCGCCTGCGCGGCTGTGGACCCTCGAATGGGCGAGTTCCGCTGCTGGGTGCCGGTCGATGGCTCGGCCACGAACAACCTGTGCCTCGTCTACGACTCCTCGGCCGGGTGGCGCGAGCGCGACGATGTCGCCGCCTCGGCGGTCTGCGTGACGAGGGACAACCGCGCGTATATGCTGGCCGCGGGCGTGGTCGACGTGAACTTCCCCAAGACCTCCACCACGGGCACCATCACCAGCGTCTGGGCGCTGGACCACGAGGACCGCGGCCAGGCCGAGGCTCAGGAGCACGCGGCTGTGCTGGAAACGGCGTGGCTGCGAAGCTCGCGCTCGCACCGACGGGGCAGCCCCAAGGCCGTGTTCCTGTGGCTGCGCGAGGCTGGCGACGATACCGTGAACGTCACCGTGGACGTGATGCGCGATTGGCGCGAAACGCCGGTGATGGCCAGCGATCTGCGCCAGCTGCGCTCGACCAGCGACGATGTGCCGCTGAGGTACAACGAGGCCCTGCTCGCGGGGTCTCGCATCGACCCGATGCTTCGCGAGAGTACACCGCACACCTTCCGCCAGCGCCGCATGTTCTGGACCAAGGTCCCTGTTGAGATCCCCAGCTGCGAGGTGTTCAAGCTGCGCATCACCGTGACCGGCGACTTCGAGTTCCTCGGCTTCGAGTACGAGGAGAAGGACAGCTTCGGGGGCGGCGCCCGCACGCACCAGGGGAGGGCGGACCGATGACCTGGAGACTTCCCGAGCGCCTGCCGCGCCCCAAGCACCCCATCGACCCGCGCGACCTGAACGAGGCCGTGCGGACGTTCTACGACATGCAGACGGACCTGAACGAGCACAACGTTCGGACCACACTCAGCTCCCAGCTCACCGAGGCGGATCTCGAAGACGATATCGCGCACCGGTACGTGTATTTGGACGAGATCAACAAGTACCGCTTCGCCTACTCTACAGAACAGGCTGCGGGAGGGGTGCTTCCCGAGGCTCAGGATTTCCAAGCGGTTGCCGCCTGGGAGACGAGCGACCACCTGCAGGTCGACGTCAGTTCCGAGGGGGGCTGGTTTCTCGTATTCCTGAACGCCCCTTACTTCAACGACACGGACCAGAGCGATGCGTCCTGCTGGAACTTCTGTCTCCAGGTCGACGACTCTCCTATCGCTGAGACTTACGTCGGCAACTTCGACTACGGCGACGAGGTCGCGCACTCGGAGCGCGGCCCCTACGGATATCGGAACAACGTCATGTACCTGGCCCCCGTGTACGTTCCTCCGGGCCCGCACACCATCTCCCTCGGCGTCCAGCTCAAGATGATCCTCGGGGCGAGCACCGTGGCCACCGCGAACGGCAGCGTGCTGGGGGGTGAGATGTACGTGGTGGAGCTGGCACGATGAGCCTTTTCGACGACAACGCGACCCTCGACGCAGCTACACTGCTCGCGGCATTCGACGGCCCCCGCCTCACGGCCAACGACCTGGCAGTCACGGCGTTCCGCCGCAAGGCCCTGCTGCGCACGCACCTGCCTGACCTGTACCCTACCTCCCTGTTTCCGACCGGGTACTACGCGGGCAAGGAAAACAACATCGCGTACGAGGACTACTACAACGCCTTCGGCCCGGCCGGGTCCCTGTGGATCGACTACGCAACCGGCGCCGGCACTCCGGTGAATGCTCAGCTCATGGGGACTACCGGAGCCAACGCTCCCTACGGGCCGAACGCCGCCGCGGACAGCGGCTGGCGCATCCTCGCCGTCGGCAGCGTGGTTGCGGACGCGGCCGAGGTTTCGTACTCCGTGGCCGCAGATGACCTGACCTCGAACGGCCTCCACGGCATTATCGTGACCCTCGGTGTGGAGATCGGCGCCCCGAACATCACCGGTGGCGTCGTGAACCAGGACTGCGTCTGGACCGCGATCGGCTTCCGCGACGGCGGAGGCTCGCTGCGGGTTATCGAGCGCTCCATCACGGCCCACGCTGTGCGCGCTGTTTGCGTGGGCGGCGTTAAGACGGGCACGGTCATCCTGCAGTCGGACCTTGACGATCTGGGCGACGGAGACATGACCGACATCTTCGGACTCTACTGCACGGGCGAGGTCGTCGGAGGCGCAGGGTCCCCCACGAACCAGCACACGTCCCGCGTAGGTAGCTACCACATCTCCTGCCTCCCTGTCCGCGCCGGAGGGTTCTGATGCCTGACGTCACTTTCCCCTACCTCTCCACTGTGGCCGACGGTCAGGTCGTGGACGCCGATCAGCTGGCCGACGACATCTACCGACGAGCCTTCACGCCGGACTCTTTGAGCGTCTTCAACGGCGACCTCGACTCGGCGAACCTCGTGGCGGGACTCAAGATCCCTCGGGAGATCGTCAAGCGAAACACCTTCACTGACCTGACGCAGCAGCCCATCGTCGGCGCCACGGCGAACCTCGACTTCGACCCCGAGTCCCTGTACCGGGGGACGGACCTTACGAACCAGAGCGACAAGTACGGGTACCCCGCGCGAGGGCGAGCGATCGCCGGGCTCGGAAAGGCGTGGCACGCCCGCGAGGACGCCACGGCGGTCCTCGTCTCGTGGCACTTCACCGTCGTCTGCGGCACACTCTCCGGCACCCAGGTGGTCTCTCCCAACGGGTTCACGATCGGGTACCGGGCGTACCTCACCGTCGACGGCGTTCGTGTGGGCGAGACCGACTTCCGCGGAAAGGAGGGTACGACCTCCATGCTCTTGTTTCCCACGAACACGGCGACGCCGTACGGAGACGTGAGTAGCACGGCCCCTGACACGCGAGACTTCACGGGAAGCCTCGTCCTTGACGCGAACGCGCTGGCGAACAGCACGAACTTCACCGCGCTGACTGCGACGAACGCGATGGCGAAGGGAGACCACAACGTCGGCTTCGAGATCGTGGCTCAGGGGTCGACGGAGCAGCTCAACTCGGTGCTCACCGTACGCGTTCGGTGCCGACACATGACGGCGATTCCCTTCTACTGGTAGCGCTTGACACGTCAAGCCCGGCAGGTTATAGGTAGCTATGGCTTCTACTACCCCGGCTGCGCGCGAGCGCGTTGAGCGCCTCAAGGCGCGCATGAACGAGCTTCGCGGAGCATCCGCCGAAGCCGACCCCTCGAACGACCCCGACCTCCTCAGCGACGAGGCGATCGCCGACCTGCCCGAGGAGAGCGCTCGGAGCCTCGCCCAGACGCACAACACGGCCCCGGTCCTCGACCCGGAGACCAAGGAACGTAAGCGCGTCCCCACGGACACCGGGAATCCGTGGCAGGTCGTTGCCGACCCGAACGAGCGCGGCGCCATCACGAACGAGGACTACAGCGACATCGGCGTGCCCGACACCTCGGGCGAGGACTTCGTCCTGCTCGACGACCTCCTGGGCGGCGGTGTCGAGGGCACGACCGCGCGGCGCGAGAGCATCGACGAGAGCATCGACGAGGGCCAGAAGCGCGTCGCCGCGGACATCGCGGGCGACGTGGCGAGCTGGGAAGGCCCCGGCGGCTGGAGCTACAAGGACTACGGCGACTACATCCTCGCCGAGAAGGGCAGCCGCAAAGGCAAGGTGCGTCCCGGCGACCTGAACGCCGACGGCGTCGACATGTACAAGGCCATCACCGCGCAGCGTGACGGAGGCGAAGCCTCCGCGCCCGTGAAGGCCAAGACCCCCGCGGGCAAGGGGCCCGCTCCCGCCCAGAAGGTCGGGCCTGGCGAGAGCCGCGAGCCTGCACCGGCGCCCCCCAGGGCGCACGTCATGGAGCCCCTCACCATCGAGGGCGACCCATACTCCGAGGAGGCTATCGCCCGCTCCGCGGCCGAGAAGCTCAAGGAGAATTACGCCTCGGCTTGGTTGAACGCCGAGCCTCCCGAACCTTCGGTGCCTCAGATCGAGGACCCCAATGCGCACCTCAAGCGTGACGCCCGTACCGCGGCGCGCGCCCTGAGCCGCGAGAGGTCGGCAAAACTGGACGCGCTGGAAGGGGCGGGTAGTGAGGCTGCGCGCCAGGTGAGCGACACTGGCAAGGTGTACCACGGCCAGGCGAACCTCGCGCAGCAAGCTGCCAGCGCCGTGGGTAAGGAGGTGCAGGAGCGCAGGCGGAGGCCCGCGGAGATGGCGGCGGAGGCCGCCATGCTCCAGGCCTTCGTGAAGGAGAACCTCTCCCCCTCGGGCCAGGTCGTGGACATGTCCCCTCAGGACATGGAGCAGCTCGACAGCGTCATGGGGCAGCTGGGGCTCGATGTACGTGAGCAGGCCGCGGCCTACAAGATCCTGGCCCTGACGGGCCTGGAGACCGAGGGCGGCGCCCTGGCGGCCTACCTCAACGGCTTTCTGGAGCCCAGCGAGGACGACCGCAACCCGAACCCGCGCAGAATCAGCGCTTTCGAGAAGGGTATCAGGGAACACGCCGACGGGTACGAACGCATCGCGGCGGGCGAACCGGGGGCGTGGAACGCCCCGATGTCAGATGAAGCCAAGGACCTCACGACCGCGGCCTACACTGCCGTCGCGGGCGTACCCGCCGGCGCCGCGGTCGACGCATTGCAGAACTTCGAGGGCAGTCCCCTGCACGAGTTCCTGCTCGCGAACACCCCTGATGGAGGTAAGTGATGGCTATCCCGATTCTCGCTGCGGCTGGTGCCGCTGGTGGAGGTGCTGCCGCGGGCGGCGCTGGAGGCGCTGCTGCTGGAGGCGCTGCTGCTGGAGGCGGTTGGCTCGGCAAGCTCGGCGGAATGCTCGGCGGCGGCGGCAAGTCCGAAGACGGCGAAGGCAAGATGGCTCGCGGCTCCAAGGCGATCCTCGACACGGTCAAGTCCGCGCAGGATGTGGCCGCACAACAGCTCGCCGCAGCCAGCGGCACGGCGGCCCAGGCGGCTCCGAGCCTGCCCGAGAAGCTCGCCATCCCCGAAGAGGGCGAGGAAGAGGCGCGCCCGGCAGAGCTGCCGATCGTCAAGGCCGCGCCCGACGGCAGCGGAGCCACGGACAAGGGCCGCTGGTTCGGCAGCGACGGGCCCGTGTTGACCGCGATCCGCAACGCCAAGGCCAAGGACAAGGCGAAGAAGGTCGGCGCCGACGTCAGCACGCGGGGCTACTGACGTGGGTCGCCTCCGCGCGGACCGCCGCCGCCAGATCAAGTCCGACTACGAGCGCCTCGCGAAGGGCGGCGACCTGGTGTCCGATGCCGAGAAGGCAAAGCACACCCAGGCGGCGTCCCAGGCCGCCACGCAGCAGGTCAGTGCGCAGCAGGCCAACCTGAACCGCGCCGCGAAGGCGGCCGGAGAGGGCACGGTCATGGCCGGCGCGCTGCAGGCCGGCGCACAGAAGGCCAGCCAGGAAGGCGCCGACGCTGCCGTGAAGGCGAGCGGCGCGACGCAGCAGTACGCCGCGGCGCTTCGTGCGCAGCGGGAAGCGGACCTCAAGGTCGACGTCGACAAGCAGGCAGCGCGGAACCGGCAGGACGCCCTCTTGGCTGTGGAGCTGGGCTTCCGTATGGCAGAGAGCGGCAACATCCTTGGCGGAATGTTCGGAGGCTGATGCATGGCGACCCTGACCCCAGAACAGCTCGCGGCGGTCAACAAGTACCGCGACGCGAAGAAGGCCCGCCGGCGGCGTAACGTCGCTACCGGCGTCACGGGCCTCGGCATGAACCTCAGCGGCGTGACCGAAGGCCGCGGCGGGGGTGGCCGAGGGTCGGAGTACTACGACTCGCGCCAGGGCTACATCGAAGGCGGCGTCGACGAGCACGACGCCTGGATGACGCAGAAGGAGAAGCTCGAAAACACGGCGAAGCTCAACGAGGCTCTCGCCGACGACGAGCAGTTCTACGCCGGGAAGCAGCTGGAGAAGTACCTGCAGGAGCTGGACGACGACCGCATGCGCTGGGACACGGCTGTCAAGGCCGAGATGGACAAGTTCGCGCAGCACAGCAGGAACAGCAGCGACGCCACGCGCTACCGCATGGTTGCCCTGCAGAACAAGCAGGACACGTTCGACGCTCAGGTCGCCCGCGACATGGTCCTCTCCGAGGAGGGAGTCGCCGAGGCCGAGGCCGCCGGCGCCGAGATTCGCAACATCGCTCTCGCCTCTGCGGGCACCCCCGAAGTGTTGGTTGATGAGTGGGGCACGGGCACTACCGAGATGGACCGGTCCGCGCAGCAGCTGGCCTTGAACCAGGCTCTCGGTGCAGCCGCGACCGGAAACCACCCAAAACTGGGAAGCGCCCTCACGAACACCGTGGACAATATCGCGCAGAAGTACATGGGCGATCCAAACCAGGCCACGCACATGCTCCAGGTGTTGTCCGCCACGGCAGCCGCCGCCGGCATCAACCTGGACACGCTGGTTCAGGCCGGCAGCGGGGAAGCCCAGACCGCGATCACACAAGCCCTGAGTCGGTCCAAGGACTACAAGCGCGCCGCGGACCGGCGCAGCCTGGAGATGGCTGAGAAGCGCGCCGACGAGGCCCGCCGCGTCGGCGGTCCTACGGAAGCGCTGGACGCACTCATCGCTGACCGGCGCCAGGTCCTCGCCGAGCGCGAGGCCCAGCCCACGAGCGAGGTCACCACGCGGGACTTCTCTGGCGAGGGCGAAGAGGCGCCGGCCGGAGGCGAGCCTGCGTTCGACCCGATGAGCCAGGAGACCACGCTCGGACTCCCGATCCGTCCGGCCAGCGACGCGGAGACGCGGACGCTGCAGCTGCTCGACATCGTGAACGAGTACCCCGAGCACCCGCCCGCGCAGGAGGCGCGGCGCCAGCTCGTCGCCAGCCCGGCGTACACGCAGTACACCAGCAGCCGCGGATACGAAGGCCTGAACGAGAACGACGTCCTCAAGGAGATGGCGCGAGAGGCTCGCGTCCAGACCCGAGAGAACACGCGAGAGTTCCGCAAGCGCAAGCGCGGCAACATCGAGCGCGGCGTGTCCGCGGATCGCGTGCCGGCCCGCGTGCGGGTCGAACCCCGGAGCAAGCCGCCCGTCACGGGCGACGGAGAGTGATCCATGCCGAAGCCTGTTGTCTGGACCGACGAGCAGCGCGCCAGCCTGGGCCTTCCCTCGAAGGCCGAGAAGGAAGTCCCGAAGGCCAAGCCCCAGCGCCCCGAGCCTGAGGCCCCTACCAAGACCGGCGCCTACGAGGCGCCGGAATACGAGGACCTGGGCCTCCCCCCGGAGTACGCCGAGCGCCTGCGCAAGGCCTCGGGCGGAGGCAAGGCGCGCCTCGCCATCGAGCCCATCGGGCAGCGCGTCGGCATCGACGTGGCCGCCGATGTGCAGGATCTCGCGAAGCTCAACCTCGCCGAGAAGCACCGGGACTGGCTGACCGAGAACCCCGACCAGCGTACCCCGCCCCCGGAGCTGATGCGCCAGTGGCGGCAGGACGCCGTCAACGAGGAGCGCGCCTGGTTCAACCAGGGCGTCCAGCTGTCCGGCGGCACGAACTGGATCTTCATCGACAGCGACCCCGAGGGCACGACCAACGAGCTGGCCGAGCAGGCATCGTTGGGCGGGCTTGAATCCGTGGCCGCTGCGGTGGGCGCCTGGGCCCAGCCGGCGAACATCAAGGCGTACAAGCCTACGGAGCAGGCCAACAGCACCTTCCGCGAGGGCACCCTGGGCTGGCTCCACTGGCTCGCCCAGGGCGCGCCGAGCACCTACCTCGCCACCGGAGCCATGCACGGCTTCGGCACGCGCGAGCAGATCGAAGCGATTCGAGGCGGCGAGTCCGTCTTCGAGGCGGCGCCTCAGGCAGGCAAGGGCAAGACGGGCGAGACGCTGCGCGCCGCAGCCGGCGGTCCCGGAACCGCGCTGGGGCTGGCCTCGCACCTCTACGACTGGGGCTTCTTCGGCGAGCCTGAGGAAGAGACCAGCAACACGCTGCGAGCCATGCCGGCCATCATGACCATCGTGATGCTGGAGCCCGACGCCCTGACCCTGGGTTTGGGTGGCTTGGGCAAAGCCGCGCGCGTGGGCTCGGCTACCGTGGCAGGCACCAAGGCTGTGCTGGCCGCGGGCAAGGGCACTAAGGCGGCCAAGGGACTGGAAGCCGCCGGGGCGGTCCTCGAAGGCGGAAGCGCGGCGCACGTGAGCGCCCTCGCTAAGGGCGACGAGCTGCTGCAGCTCAGCGCGCGGGTCGACAAGACGTCCGCACAGACGGACATGACCGCAGCTACGCTGGAGCGCATCAAGTCGATCAGCCCCACGACTCAGGCCATCGTGGGCACGTACCTCCAGGCCTTGACGGGCACCGCCAAGCCGGCGGCTGAGGGAGGCACGATCCAGGCCCGCCTCGTGGCCGCTAAGGCGCACGAAGGCGTCGCCAAGATCTTCGACAAGCTCGGCATCGACGCCAAGGCTGCGGCGAACGCCGGGGTTTCCGGGCAGAAGTACGGCTGGCGCCAGGCCAAGGCGGCCAAGCGGGACATCAACGCGGTCCAGAAGCTCGCCGACAGTGAGCTGGAGGCTGCGCGCGCACTGGACATGATGAACAAGATGGCGCTGGACGACGCCAAGGCGATGCGCGGCTTCTTGAAGCGCATGCCCGGCACCGTGGCCGGAGGCTCGGGCGACGTCGCTACCGCGCGCAAGGCCGTGGACGCGGCCCTCGCAGAGGTCCTCAAGGCTCGCGAGGCCTACATCGGCGCCCCCGATCCCACGGCCGCGCAGAAGACGCTGGACCTGGCGTACAACACGCTCGCTGCCGAGATGGTCCTGCTGCGGCGAGCTTCGGGCACGGCTGCGTTCAAGCAGCTCGACGACTCGGTCCTCGCTGCGCAGACGGCGGCGTCGAAGAGCGAGAAGCGCCTACACGCCATGCTCCTGGCCCAGGCCAAGGACAAGGTCCTCGCTGGAGGCTCCGTCGCCGGCGTAAAGAAGGACCACGCCGCGGCAGTCAAGGCTCTGGGCAAGAAGGTCGGCGGCGCCGCGCGCGGGCCGATGATCAAGGCGTACACGACCCAGGCCCTCCGCGAGATGGGCTTCGCCTACAAGGACCTGGGCGCCGCGCTCAAGTCCGGCCGCAAGGTCAAGGGCGCCGCCCTGATGGCTCAGGGCGCAGTCAAGGGCGACGACCTGCTCAAGCTCCCCAAGGCGGGAGAGGGCATGTTCACGCGGACCTTCGCCCGCATGCGCAAGATGCTGGAGCCTCCTCACCTGTCGACGGTCGGCGTCGGCTCGGGCGAGTTCCAGCAGGTCGGGAAGGGCGCGCTGGACCAGATGCGCCTGTTCCAGGCTGAGCTGGGTCAGGCGCTGCGCAGGGCCAAGACGATCGAGGATCGGGTCGAGGTCCTCCACAAGTACGTGGGCGACGCAACGTACTCCGGCAACCTGAGCTGGGGCGGCCAGAGCTTCGTCAACATGGCGTCGGGCGAGTCCCTGTGGGCCTCGGGACGCTCCATGCTGCGCCAGTTCTCGCAGAGCAAGGCGCTGCGAGAGAACGAGCTGATTCAGGGGCTGTCTCGCGTATACATCCCCGGCGGAGCTGTGCCCGGCACGGCGAAGTACAGCAACAAGATCGCCAAGCAGATGGAGGAGGGGGTCTACAACCTGCTCCGTTTCGGCACGGCGAAGGCTCCGAAGACCTCGAAGGCTCGGGAAGCGGCCGAGCTGAGCGCCGCGACGCAGACGTTCCCCGAGTTCATGGAGAAGCTCGCGGAGTTGACCGTGCTCAACCTCTCGGGCAACATGGGCACGCTGACGCCAGCTGGGCTGCAGGCCGGGACCCACGGCCTCGACGCCCTGAGCAAGGCGAGCCAGGTGCTCGGTACCGCGGCCATCATGCGGCGCGCTTCGCGCCAGGTCTCGAAGCTCGCGGACGCGCCGCCCGAGGTGGTCCTCTCGATGGACCGCATCATGGCCGGCACGCTCTCAGGTAAGGAGGAGATCGCTTCCGCGATGCGGGTCTTCGGGTACCTCGGGCTCCCGATCACGCTGCAGAAGACCACGACGGCTACCGGCAAGGAGCTGATGTACGGCGTTCACGCGCTAAAGGACGGCACGTTCATCCCGCGACGCTGGATGGACGAGATGACGGGCCGCATGGGTCCGGTCATCAAGGAGCTGCAGGCGTACCGCGCCGGGGACATCGGGACCGAGGCGCGTAAGGGCGCCGACGTCGCCTTGAGCCTCCTACAGCTGTGGAAGACGAACCTCACCACCGGCGTCCTGTTCGCGCGTCCGCGCTACTTCGCCAACATGCTCTTCGGCAACTTCGCCCAGGTCTGGGCCGAAGCCGGCATCGTCACGGCGCTACAGAACACGTCCCACGTCGCAACGGGGATGGCGTTCCATAGCCTCCAGGGCTTGCCTGTGGTCGGGCCCAAGATCGACAAGGCCTACGCCAAGCTGTTCGAGGCTCACGTAGCCTCGGGCAAGGCCGGATCCCCCCAGCACTCGCTGATGAACGCTCTCTTCAACCCGTACGTGGGCGCGTTCTACGACCCGAAGCTCATGCCTGCTGGTAAGAAGATCGCCGACAAGAACGGGCGCATCTACACGGCGGCTCAGCTGCGCGAGGCTGCGCTCAGTGAGGGCGTGTTCACGTCCTACGGAAGCACGGCCATCCTGAACGAGGCCGGGCGAGGCATCGACGGCGGTACCGTGATGGGCGCCGTGCGGCAGGGCCGCTTCGTCCAGGCTGCCGAGCGGCACGGCGCGAAGTGGGCCGAGCTGGCGGACTTCGCCGAGCAGCGGCAGCGCGTCGCCCTGTTCCTGCATTCGGTCATCGGTGAAGGGCGGAGCACCAAGGAGGCTGGCGCTCTGGTGCGCAACTCGCTCTACGACTGGGGGCACGCTGTCGAGGCCGAGAGCCGCGTCCTGTCCTCGGTGGCGATGTACTGGCGTTTCTACAAGCTCGCCCTCAAGCAGGCTGCGGGCGTGGTGCTTGATGGCGCCGTGAAGAGCTACAAGGGCGAGTTCGGTGCGCTGGGCCTGGGCACCAAGACCCGCCGGCTGCGAGACATGACCATGTCCACTCAGGCGATGGCTGCCTGGGACAAGGAGTTCGAGGGCGAGGACGAGACCGACGGCCTGCGCCACGTCTTCCCCTGGTGGTCGAGCAACTCACCGCGGATCTTCTACTCGAACAACAAGGCGTCCGACGAGATGTACCGCGAACACCTCGCGATGTACGGCGTCGAGGCGACCCACGTCGCGTACAGCCTGCCCGGCTTCACGCCGATGGACATGACCGCGACGGGCATCCGCATCATCGGCGGACTCATCGCCGCGGGCGGACTCATCGCCGCGGGCGCCACCCCCGGCGTCGAAGCTCCCGAGACCGCGAAGATCGCCGCTGAGGACGGGGCCCGCGCTGTCGGGGACATGCTCCTCGGCCCCGTGGGCGACGCCATGTTCGACCTGCTCTACCCCAAGACGCGCTTCGCGTCGCCGTCGCAGCGGGACACGTCCCTCACGCGGCAGGCAGTGCTCGGGGCGTTCATCGAGGAGGATGCCTACGGCGAGAACAAGGAGGGCGTGCGGGTGGATCGCGGCATGCGCACGATGTGGGACATGGCTCCCGTCGCCTCGGAGATTTCGTACTGGGCGGACCCGGCGCTGGAGTCGGCGCTCACGTACCAGGAAGGCGAGGCCGCTGAGGTCATGACCTACCTGCTGCGCCAGTGGCTCGGCATCGGCCTGATGACCAAGCACGACCCCAAGAAGTCGGTGCTCGACCGCCAGAAGTTCGTGATCGACCCGCGGGTCCGTGACCGGAAGTCGCGGTACAGGCGCAAGGACATCACGCGGGAGGACCAGCGGGATCGCGTCGAGAAGTTCACGGAAGGTCTTGACAAGTAAAGGGCGCCGTGATACGTTGAGGGTATCCCGGACATAGTGCCGGCCCGCCCGAATCCCTGGGCGGCGCTGATAGGACCTACAGCATGCTCCCTCGCCGCATCTCTCCTCAGACCGTCAAGAACGAGCTGAGCAAGATCAACGCCAAGAACGTTGGCGCCTCCGACATCAACAAGTTCGACATCGTCATGGTCACGGACGTCGCCTCCGGCGGCACGTTCATGGAGATCGACGCGGTCCGAGACGGAGGTGCCCTGGAGGGCGGCCTCATGTTCGTCGCGCTGCAGGACATCCCGGTCAACGCGACCGGCGTCATCGCCGACTGGGCGATGGTTCCTGACGTCGACACGAGCGCCGCCTCGGCCGGCGACGGGACCTCGAAGGTCTACCTCAGCAACGTGACGAAGGGCGCGTGGGTCGCGAACGCTCCGGCCGGAAGCCCTGTCGCCGTCGGTACCGTGGTCTCGAAGCACGCCACCACCGGCGCGGTCCTGCTCATGCCTCAGGCCAACCTGAGCAGCGAGCTGTCGATCGTCAAGGTCCTCACCGGGGCCGAGGTCAAGGTCCTGAACGCCACGCCCATCGAGGTCATCCCGGCGCCCGGCGCCGGCAAGGCCATCATCGTGGACGAGGTGGAGTGGTTCCTCGACTTCGCGACCGCTGCCTACGACGGCGTCGGCGCGGGCGAGAACCTCAGCCTCAAGTACACGAACGGCTCCGGCGCCGACCTGAGCGTCGCTGTCGCGGGCGTGGGTTTCGGTGACGCGTCCGCTGACGCTCGCGCGATCGCGCGGGGCGCGGGACACGTCCTCACGGCCAACGCCAACGCCGTCGCGTTCATCGCCTCGGCCGAGTGGTTCGCTGCTGCGGGCGACAGCCCCGTCACCTGCACCGTGAAGTACCGCATCGTCGCTGCGTGATAGGAGGGGACTATGTCCCACAACACTTCTCAGCGACACGCGCGCCAGAAGCTCACCGTGGACCTGGTTGCTCAGGGCAGCTGGTCCACTCCCCAGAAGCTCACGCTCGGCAAGTCCGGGCGCCTGAGCCGCTCGGCGCTGCGCGCCCCCGCGGCGTCCACGGTCACGGCCGTGGACCTCCTCGTGTGGCAGGGTAGCGGGTACTCGACCTCGACCGATCCGGCGACCGTCGTCGGCGAGGACAAGGTCTTCGAGCGCACCGGCGTTGTGGTCGCAGGGCATGCGACCACGGCGGACGACGACTACAACATCGAGAGCAACGCCTCCGGCGCCCTGTTCGACGCCCGCAATGACGCCGACGACGTCTGGGTCTCGATCAAGTCGGTCACGGCGGCTGCTCCGATGGCGGGCGCTACCTGGGTCCTCGAAGCCTTCGGCGTAGAGTAAGCCGTGGCCACGACCACGGTCCCCTCCGCCGGTGCCGGAACGGGCACGACCTCTGTCCCTGCGGCGGGGGGAGGCTCCACTGCGCCTGTCGCCAAGGCCGGAGCCAACCAGGAAGTCGACACGCTCGGCGTCATCACGCTCGACGGGACGGGCTGCTCGGGCCACGACTCGCTGGCCTGGACGCTGACTCGCAAGGACCCGCGCGACGGGTCCTCGGTCGACAAGACCGTGCTCCTCTCCGACGCGACGGCCACGTCCCCGACGTTCACGCCGGAGGACGCGGAGTACCTGTACTTGGCGGAGGTCACGGCTACCGCTGGGGCTGAGTCCTCGGCGGACATGTGCTCCGTGCTGGTGGCGCCGTTCATCCTCCTCGACATGTCGACCGCGACCGAGTCGAACACGGGACAGAAGGGTGGCGCCACGACGCTGGGCACGACGAGCAACATCGAGGTCGCAGCGGTCCACGGAAACCCGGACCAGCAGGTCGACAGCTACACCGCCATGATTGGTCTGGGCACCATCCTCGCCACGACGCAGAAGGTGGCGATGAAGATGACCTGCGACGAGCCCGCGGCGGGCCCGTCCTCAGGGAACGCCGGGCTCTATATGGTCGTGTCGTCGAGCCAGACAGGACTTGCCGACGACGAAGGATACACGGCAGGCGCCATCAAGCAGAGCGGAGGCAACTTCCGTGGCGGAGGCACGAGTCGCGTGGGCGGGTCTGTCTCCAATGAGGGCATCATCACGGGCAGCTACGAGGGGTTTTTGTGGGTCTTCGGCGACGGCAGTGTGATGAAGGCGGGAACGCATGCGTTCAAGGGCGCGACGACCGGGGCGGACGCTGAGTCTGACTCCCTCCCGTGGCTCAACTCCCCGACGGACATCGGGGTCGGCTTCACGTGCGGACAGTCCGCGGCCAGCCCCGGCGCGGCGGTCGCCTTCCCAAACGCGAAGTTCTACCGCGGCCGACCCTGGAGCCTGTGATGCGTCCCGCGACGCTGCTCAACCTGTGCGAGGCGGCCTACGACAAGAGACGTGCTGCCCGACTGAACGGCGTCGTTGTGGACCCCGTAGGCATGGGAGGTCGCGCCGTGTATTTGGAGCGTCCGAACGAGCGCTGGCAGGTAGTCGTGATTCGCGGCACCGCCGGCGGCGGCCCTGCGCTCGTGTCGAACATCGTGGACGATCTGCTGGGATTCAAGAGCGCGCCGACGCGCCTCGCGCCCGGCATGGGCAAGGTCCACGCCGGCTTCCTCAGGCACTTCGCGGCCCTGTGGCCGGACCTCGCCGATCTGATCGACCCCTCGCGCCCGCTCATCGTCACGGGCTTCTCGCTCGGCGGCGGAGTGGCTCCTCTCGTAGGCCTGGCAGCGAAGGACCTGCTCAACATCGACAAGGTGAGGGTTGTCACGTTCGGAGCCCCTGCGTGCGCGGACGCGCAGTTCAGCGGCTACATGGAGATGCGCATGCCTCTCCTCCACGTGCAGCTGCCCGGCGACCCTATCACCTGGGCAACGCGCCCACTCGGCTTCAAGCACGCCGGGCGCATTACGCAGCTGCAGCGCCCGAAGGGCTGGCGACTCCACACGCACAACCGCAACCTCTACCGAGAGGCGCTCCGATGATCGGCGAGGACCGTATCGTAGACAGGCTCGACAGCCTCATCGGCGAGAATCGCGCCCATCGTGAGGAGACCTCGCTCATGCGCAAGGACCTCCTGGGCCTGATCAAGTACGCCCTCGGCGGGGCCGGCATGGCTGTCATGCTGCTCATCGTGGCACTGGTCGGGCTCGTCGGCGTCCAGCTGGACGTGAGTCTGCCGGGCATGGGCATCGGATCTTCTGCGCCCGCCGTAGCCGAGCAGCTCAGAGACAGCGACAGCGAGACCCCTTAGCCAGGGACTCGGTACTCGTTGCCGAAGCCCCTGCTCATTTGCTCTCCTTGCTGTAGCCGCTGGATGCCCAGCCGCCTCCCTTGAGGGCGAAGTTGGCGGCCTCGGGCTTGCGCCGAGGCTCGAAGATGTTCTTGCACGCCGGGCACTCGATGATGTCATCACGCTCGGCGATCTTGCGAAGCTCGGCCCACGCGTTGAGGCACTCGGGTAGGGGGCAGGCGTACGTGTAGATGGGCATCAGCGCGAGGCCTTCCACGCCCGGACGAAGCGTTCGCCCTCTTCCAGGTCGACCCGCAGCTCGGTCACGGTGCCTCCGACGGTGTGGATGTGCAGGTCCCACGCCTGCCGGGCGGGCTCAAAGGAGAGATACGCGCTCGCCACCTGGTCCGCGGCCACCGCGTAGCTGCCTCCGTTCGCGCGATGCAGGTGGGCGACCAGCACCGGCGCCTTGCGCGTCGCGCGTCGCGCGGCCAACCAACCCAGCAGCGAGCTAAGCAAGCCGGCGCCGGCGATGCCTGCTCGTCGGGCGCCGGGCTTCAAGAGGCCTCCCCGAAGACGTAGACCTTGAGGGCGCCGTCCTCGCAGATGAGGCCGTTCGCGTAGCGCGGCAGCCCGAAGGGCTGAGGCACGACAGCGAACACGACCGAGCAGACGGGGTCGTCGCCCGGACCAGCCGGCGTGACCGCGCCCCCGCCGGTCCCGTTACCGAGAGGCACGAAGGAGGAGCCGCCGCACTCGTAGGCGAGGCGAGAGCGCAAAGCGTCGCCGCACATCGAGAGCGGCGTCTCCTGCACGCCGACCAGGGCGGCGGGCCGCAGGTCCTTGGGCGTGCAGGCGAGGGCAGTGAGTAGGGCGAGAATCATGTCGGGTCTCCTTCGTCGGCGTCGAGGAAGCTCAGGTCGAGCTTCCTCTCGGGGAGCAGGTGTTCGAGCGCCGCGACGACCTCGTCGGCGTCCTCCCCGGCGCGGATGGCGATCATGCCGCTGAGCAGCTGGGCGCAAGCCTCGACCACCTCCAGCGGCGTGTTGCCGAAGTGCTCGGCGAAGCGGTTCTGGAACTCGACGCCACCGTCCTGGTAGCCTCGCTCGTAGTCGCTCAGCTCTTCCTGGTCGCTCACAGGCCCTCCAGGGCAGTAACGCCGCGCTGGAACGCAGCCATGATGTAGTCGAACTTCTCGCCGAGCGTCATGAGGTCCACGACCCCGATGAGTAGGGTGTGCTCCACAGCGGTCTCCGGGTCGTGGTACTGCTGCCCCGTGACCGCGCTCTCGGCGAGCGCCGCCAGGACGTCGACCTGGGCCACCGCCTCGCTCCCGACGTCCGCGGTCCAGCTGGGGAGCCCGAAGGTCTTGCGGACCTTGCGGCGAACCGCGTCGCTGAGGACGTCCAGCTCGTCGGTACCCTCGGCGATGAGGCCTCGGAGCGGCCGTGAGATGTCTCCGAGGAACGCTTCCTCGAAGTCGTGGCTCACGACCAGGGCGCGAGCGACAGGCCCGTGGTCCAGGTCCTCGGAGATCATGCCGCACAGGACGAGGTGGTCGACCACGGACCAGTCCGTGGACGCCGTCCAGCGGTACGTGCGGCTCAGAGGGACGAGGACCTCGTCCCACGTCGGCGCCCGGTTGAAGCTGGGGTCGTGCAGGTAGAGCCTCAGGTCGGGCCCGTACCCGATGAACGGGCTGCTCCCGGCCGGGCGGTTAGTCACGCGTCCCGCCTGCCAGGCCTCGCGAAGGCGCGCGACCTCCTCGGCGTCGCGAGGGTACACGGCCCCCTTGATGACGGCGTTCCCGTCGTTGTCGACCTCGATTCGAAGCTCGCTCATGTTCTCTCCTTCTTGGGGGCGTACACCATGTCTCCCGTGTCGTACGCGACGCGCGAGTAGGTAGGGTCCTTGGTGTAGGGAATCTCGGGATCGATGTACCAGGCCTCTTCGAAGACGATAGGCATCTCGTGCCAGTACGTCGGCCCGCGCCAGGCCTCTTCGTCCAGGCCGAGGAAGCTCAGGTACATCTGTACCCACCACGGCAGGGACGTGATCCACGAGGGCGCGCTCACGCTCACGGCGCGGGTCCGCTCGATGCGCGTCCCCGGCACCGCGACGCGCTGGCCCATCCGTAGCTCGTAGACCACGTTCGTCAGGCACTGCACGGCGTCCCTGGCCATGTAGGACACGAGCACCTGGACGCCGTCATGGTCCATCTCGGCCAGCGTGAAATCGTCGACGCTCTGCTGGAGGGCCAGCCGCGTGATGCGGTAGTCGAGGCGCTTCACGCTCACGCGTACCGCCTCTTGACCGAAGCCATGCTGATCGTCTCCAGGTCGAAGTCCCCGTCGTGCGCGTCGCGGAGCAGGCACAGGCCGCGCCACCACATCTTGTTGGCCGGGCCGGCGTAGCCTTCCTCGTGCTCGAAGAAGCATCCCGCGCTCAGCGCGTTGATGTCCTTGCCCAGGGGCGTGGACTCGCGGTGGTAGCTCAGCAGGTGCGAGTGCCCCTGGACCGCGGAGGTGTGGAGCTTGGCGATCATGGCGCGGGCAGGATGCACCCCGCCGATGGGGCGGCCCATAATACCGCTGGGGAAGTAGTGGCTGAATGCCGTGCCCGCGATGCTCGTGACGCTCTTGAACGGCGTCACCTCCCACCCAGCGTCGGCGTACCCGAGGTCGTCGACGGACATGAAGCCGTCGAACTTGGGGTCCTCGTTCACGATGCGCGAGATGCGATGCTCGTGGTTGCCCACGGTCATGTGCTTCCGCCCAGACCAGCCGCCCAGCTCAGCGTTGATGAGGGCCAGAGCCTCGCGCGTGGCCTCGATGTCGTCCTTGTACCGCCGCCCCTCGAAGCGGAGCGTGCCTACGTCGTACGACGACAGCGACTCCATGTCCGCCATGTCCCCGATGCACACGACGTGGTCGGGATTGATGTCCGCGATGGCGCGGCCGAGCCACGTGAAGCGCTCCTGGGAGACGCCGGGCTTGGCGTGGGGGTCGCCGATGACGAGGATGGTCTCGGGGTCGTCCGACTCGGGCCAGCCGTCGTCGTCGAGCATCGGCGGTCCGTAGAAGCGGACCATCTTGAAGAGCTGGCGTGCCTTGTACTCCGTGATCCCGAACGCCTTGGCGAACGAGACGACGGGCACGGGGTACGCCGCGAGGGTGGCGCCGTGCTCTGCGTAGAGCTGTTCGACAGTGGCACTCATGCGTAGAGCCGGTCGTCGTCGAACATGACCCAGACGATCTCGTCCCACTCGTGGTCGACGAGCATCACGGCCAGCCCGGCGTCTTCGAGGATCTCCTCGTTGCCCGCGAAGGCGTCGAGGAAACAGAAGTCGAGGCGCTCGTCGATGTAGATCTCGTACAGGTCACGCGCTGTGACCTCGCCATTCTGACCCAGCCGCTCGGCCAGGTGGGCGAACACGCCCATGCTCGTTCGATCAGACACTGAGGATCTCCTTCTTGAACCAGTCCGCGGCGTACTTGCTCGCGGCCTTTTTGATGTCGACGGGCTTGAGGCCCGCCTCCTGCAGCTCCGCCTCGACCTCGACCAGGAAGTCGGGGACGGCGGCCTTGACGTAGGCTCCGGTCTGCGTGATGCGGTAGGGCGCCGAGAGGCGCTCCAGGCCGCTGCGCAGGCGGTGTTCGGTGAAGTGCTCCATGACGAAGGCGTTCTCGGTGCCGTACGTCTTGGTGGGCTTCTTGTCGGACTTGCCCGGCTTCGCGCCCTTGTGCTTGAAGCGGCCGAGCGAGAATCCCTGAGCGTCGATCACGTCCCAGACCACGCCCTCGCCCGGACCCTGGAGCCCTTCGAGGGAGTAGGCTGCGGGGTCGCGCTCGGAGACCTCGTCCCGAATGCGGTCGATCTCGGGCACGACGCTGTCGAGCGTCTCGATGTTCGCCTCCAGCTCCCAGGGCGCGGAGACCTGCTGAATGGTCCGCACCATGCCGCCGGGGAACACGACCGTCGGGTCGGGGTCTACGGTCTCGGGGAGCGCCGCGATGGGGCGGCAGGCGAACACGACGAAGTACTTGGACCGCAGCTTCGAGTGCGTGGACCCGCGCTGGACGCCGGGGCCGAACCACTCGCCGAAGAACGCCGCCGGCGTTGCGAGCTGGCTGGGGTCCGAGATGCCGATCATCGAGCACAGGTACCGCGCCAGGTAGGCCTCGCCGACCTCGTCACGCATCGCGCGGGCGAAGCCGTGGTTGTCGTCCTCGGGCGTGATGGCGCGGCTCCGCGACTGGTAGGTCACGCGGCCCCACGGATGGACGATCACGGCGGCGTTCGTGCCGTCGAGCTTCACGGTTCCGCGGAGCGTGACCGGGCCCTCCAGCTCGTGACGCCCGATGCGGGATCGGAAGTTCTTGTAGTTGGGCGTCTTGGGCCACTCGTAGAACATGGGTCCTCCTAACTGAGAACGAAGAATAGCACGGCAGGTGCCAGGGTGTCAAGGTAGAGGAGTTCGTAGTAGGTCACGGATACACCTCGACGCGGATCCCGCCCGAGCCCACGTAGTGCCAGCCCAAGTCTTCGAGCTTCTTGCGCTCCTCGGGATAGCTCTCGATGTCCCCGTTCTCGTCCTCGGCCAAGCCGGCCCCAGTCTCGCAGAACACGAAGCGTCGCCACGCCCAAACAGGCCCCCCAAAATCGAAGCAGCTCGGGCCGGCGACATGGCGGTTATCCGCGTTCCACATAGGTACGCCGTAGTCTTCGGGGTCGCCGCGGTCGACTGACGCGTTACGCAGCGGGATGCCTGCGCCCGCTATCTCGGCGAGGGCCTGTTCCTCCGAGATGATCCTCCCTTCGTAAGGCTCGGCCTTAAGGAGCAGTTCGCCTTCAACCAGATTCCAGTACTCAAGCGTATGGATTGTGCCGCGAGAGTCGCGGATACGTACCTTCACACCATCCCCCTTCGGGCGCGCTTCGCGGCCCACAAGTAAATCTGCACGGCGTCCCGCGCGTCGTGCTGGTCGGGTACGCGCGCCTGCTCGGCGTCGCTGAGCTTCGCGACCGCTCGGCGCCAGCGCACGCCCTTGGGGACCTGCCCCGCCCAGCCGGCCGGCGTGATCTTCGTGACCACGGCACCGCCGGTGAGGGCCATGAGGGCCCAGCCTACGTCCCAGAGGCGCTGGATGTCGTCGTGGTACTTGGGCCTGGTCGGATACTTCTGAGGCCACTCGATGACCAGCTCCAGCACGTCGTACTCGGGCATGGCGTCGAGTAGCGCGAGAGCCATCGCGGCGTCCTCGCTGTGCTCGTCACGTGCCTTGGCTGTCGTCCGCACGCAGCTCGCCCCGAGCAGCTCGGTCTTCGTGCCCCAGGCGATGCCGGCCTTCTTGGCTCCGAGGTCGACGGCGACGATCACAGGCTCATCGCGTCGGCGAAGGCAGAGGCAGCGCTCTCATACGCCCCGGACCAGAGCCCGAGGTAGCCGGCCTTGGCGGCCTCCTCAGCCTCGACCCTGGTCTCGAATGCATACACTCGATGCGTAGGCGGGGCGTACATGAGCCAATACGCTTTGGCGTGTTCAGGACCTAAGACCGGTTCGTCGACCATATCGCTCTCCCAAGCGTCGTACATCGCCATGTCGTCCCACCACGTAGGCGAGACTGCTCGCCAGTTTGGTCCGCTGTCCGCCGCAGCGGTCTCGGGCAGCGTGGGCGGGGACATGCCCTCCACGTTCCAGCGGTCGTCGGTACCCGCTCCTGTGTACTCGTAGCTCAGGAGGAAGAGCACGCAGCACGCCGCGTGGGCCAGGTGCGAGAGGCCGGACTCGGGGTCCTTGTCCTCGCCGGCGCCCCACGCGAACAGGTGACGCAGGGCCGAGCCCAGGACGCGGCGCCAGGACATACCCTTGCGCCAGTTGTCGGGGCTGTACTTCTCGGCGCCGACCGCGAGGACCTTGCCCACCTCTTCGAGCGCCTCGAAGGGGAGCAGCTCCAGCCGCGTCTTCTCGCCGTCGTGCTTGATGCCGCCCTCGTCGGGGTCCATGTTGTAGCTCATTGGGCGTCCTCCATAATGGCGTCGATTGCGTTCAGGGCTGCGCAACACACCGGCGTGCCGTTGACCTCCAAGAAGAGATCTGCATAGCCGAGGTCGTGGTCGTCGTGGCAGGACTCGCAGCAGTGCGGGCGGTCCACGTAGCGGATGCCGGCAAGACGCATGGCGCGCTCGCAGCGCGGCTCGTTGTCGTACTCGTCTTGGATCTCGGAGAACTCGCTCATGCCTCAGGCTCCCAGGGGATCAGGCCCCCGCTCTCGTTGTAGACTGCCTCGGCGGACTTGTACCACCGGCGGCTGATGTAGGGCTCGGCGACGATGCGCACGTCGGGAGTGTAGCGCCGCATCTCTTCGACCATGATGCGCGACAGCTCGAAGCCTGCCGCGCTGGCGCGGCCCTCGGCCACCTCCAAGATGAACTCGTCGTGGATGAAGAGGACGGGACGCGCTCCGTAGAGTGGGGACGCCGGGTCAGCGTAGCTGGCCTTCGTGATCTCCCACATGGCCGACTTCGCTCCGTCGGCTGCGAGCCCCTGGAACACGGTGTTCGCTCCCGAAGTGTAGGTGCATCCTCCGCGGACTCGGTTCGAGCGCAGCTGGCGGATAGGGAACCCGTCGTACGACAGCTCGTCCGCCTGAGACAGCAGCTTGAAGTAGGGGCGTGCCTCCGGCAGCGCGTCGAGCCACAGGTTCCGAAGCTCGCTGGCCCGCTGCAGCTCGATGTCGAGCCCGTAGCCGCGGGCGTACGCCATGAAGTTGCGGGGCCCGAGACCGCCGGGGAAGCCGAGGATCGGGGCCTTGGCCTCCGTGCGCTCCGTCTTCGTGACCTCGTCCATGCTCTTGTTGTGGGTCACGGATGCGAACCACACGTACGGGTCGACCCCGGCGTTCAGAAGCTCCGCGAGCTTGGAGTGCTTGAGGATGTCCAGGCAGGCCTGAGCCCAGGTAGCACACTCCACGCTGCTGTAGTCCGCGCCGACGAAGACCTTGCCGGGCGTCGGGATGAAGCACTCGCGGAACTTGCCCTTGCGCGGGGGGTTCTGCATGTTCGGGTTGCGCCACGAGGTGCGCCCCGAGCGGACCAGGACGTTGGGCGAGGACGTGAGCCGTACCCCAGCGGCCTCTTCCAGCAGCGGGACGTAGGTGCTCAGCAGCTTCTGGGCGGACAGAGTCTCCGCGTACTCCAGCAGGCCCTTGTCGTGGCTACCTTCCAGCGTCTCCAGGTCCTTCTTGATGCTCCCCTTCTTCGTGCGCGGCGCCCACTCGTCACCGTAGGCGTGGACCACCCACTGAGTGAGGCGCGTGTTGTCCTTGCTCGACTTGAAGGGCTTGAACCCTCGGAACTTGTAGACGCCGAGTGAGCGGCAGGCCCTGTCCGGCATGCCTCTACACGAAGCGCAGCGCGTGAGGGCGGGCGGCTCTCCCTTCCAGCCCGACCCCCCACACGCCTTGCAACGGTTCACCCGCAAGAAGCCGAGGCGCTGAGCCACGACGTCGTTCTGGCGGGCGGTTTCTCGCACCTCGGCCGAGAACTCGGCCACGGCGGCGGGGTCGGTAGCGAGGCCCTCGACCGCCATGAAGTGCAGCGCCAGGTCGGCGCGGGTCTGTTCCAGCTCGTTCACTACGCGGCGGTCCTCGACCAGCGGCCCGACCGACGTGTCGCGGGTCCGGGCCTGCTTGAACCAGATGCGGCGGGCCCAGGTAGCGTCGCCGATGGCGTAGCTCTTGGCCTCGTCCGGCCACTCGGTGAGGGGTACGCCGTCCAGCTCGTCGTACCGGAGGCGCCAGATGTCGTCGCCCTTCTTCAAGGCGCTGAGTCCGGTGTGCTGGTAGTAGACCTCGGCCAAGTACGCGAGCGAGAAGTAGCCGCTCTTCTTCTGGTTGGTCCGAGAGTCGAAGTTGTAGTTGCCGTCGGCGATGGCGAGGAGCAGCTCGCGCACCTTGGTGTCCGCCATGAGGCCGGACTCGTAGGCACGAGCCACGACAGGCCACAGCGCGGGGCGCTCGGTCAGGACCACGGCCACGTCGTAGGCCAGGTTGTGGGCGACGAGGATCCACTCGCGCGCGAGGCAGGACTCGAAGAAGTCGAGGCCCGCTTCCTTGGCGGCGAGCAGCTCCCAGCCCTCGGCGGTCTTGAGCAACTCGACCTCTTCGGCCGGGATGCCGAAGACCCAGGCCTCGACAGCGGGCAGCGTATCCTCGCCGCCGGAGGCCGTGAGGCACACCATCGGCGGGGCGAGGAGACCGGTCTCGATCTTGTGCGTCTCAGTGTCGAACGCGACGACAGGCAACATGCTAACTCCGGGCACCGCGCACGGCAGCATAATGCCGCCGCGGCGGTCGTAAAAGGTGCGCCCTCTTGGACTTGAACCAAGGGCCACCGGATTAAGAATCCGACGCCCTACCTACTGAGCCGAGGGCACATGAAGAGGCACGGACCTAAGACTGGGCCTTAGGTCCGTGCTGGCTGTCAGGCCGCGGCGTTCCAGGCCGGCACGTAGCCGTACTTCACGGTCGTGAACGGGTTGCCCGCGTTCGTGGTGATGCCCGTCGCCGAGACCCGGAGCTGGGTTCCTCGGATGCCGGCGCCGTTGTCGGCGGTCAGCTTGGTCATCATCTCCTCGGTCACGTCCTCGGTGCTCAGGCCGCCCAGGACCTCGGCGAAGAAGCGCTTCGCCTTCGACATGTTCCGCTCGCCGGCCTCGGTCAGCTCGCCACCGGCGCTCTCCAGCTTGAGGATCTGGACCGTCTTCTGGCCCTCCTGGTTGCTCTTCGCGTCGCCGGCCAGGACCTCGTCGATGCGAGTCTCGATGATCAGCGCGGGCTGCTTGCTCTTCCGCAGCTGCGCCTTGGCGATCGTCGCCATGACGGTCACGCGGTACTCGCCGGGGGCGAAGAACTCGCCGTTCTGCTTGCTCTTGACGCCATCGGCGCCTCCGAAAATGCTCATACTCTTGGGTACTCCTGCCGCGAAGCGCGGACTTCTTGATGTGCTCTAAGGGAACTACTCCCTTCTTGCACAGGTAACATAACACATCCCGTCGAGGCGTGCAACCTTTTCGACGGGATCAAGTCATTCGTAGGGGTTGTGCGTGAAGACGCCGGGGAAGTCCCGACGCTCGGCGACGAGCAGCTTCTCGGGCTGGCCCGAGCTGGTCTGCCTGTTCTCGGCCTTGGCCAGCGCCTTCTTGAAGGCTTGCTTCTGAGGCCAGGTGTGCTGGTACACGTCCGCGTGGACGGCGCCTACGCGCCCCTGGCGGTGCTGCCTGCCGAGGAGCTGCTCCCACTCAGCAGCCGAGCTGCCCGGCTCCATGACGAGCTGGGTGCCCCACGGCTGGTAGTTCTTGCCGGCCGAGTGGACGCGGATGCTCAGCCCGGCGATCCTGTGTACCGCCGGCTGAGGCTCCTCCTGCCAGAAGCAGGGCACACCAAGCTGCTGGAGCAGCTCGCCGACGGCGCGGTTGCGGAACCAGAGGAAGGCTCCGACCTCGGGGTCCTGCTGCTTGGCCCACTCGACCGCGAACTCGACGGGACCCGTGTCGATCCACACGGCGCGGGTCGGGGGCTCGTCCTTGTCGCGCTGCTCGTCCCACGCCGCGAGGGCGTTGCGCAGCTCGCTGGCCTGCGACAGCGGGGCTCGCCTCACGTACTCCTCCACGAGGAACGGCGAGTCGCAGCCCTCGCGGCTGTAGGACTTGAGGTACCTGCGCACAGCGCTGGCCCACGTCGACCTGGCATCAAGCCAGTCCAAGTCGGGCTCGTCGTTGGGCCACACCCACTCGTACCAGAACCCGAGGCTCAGCTGCTGAGCGGCTCGGTGGAAGTGGAGCGCGTCCACCACCGGCGTCCCGTCCGGCAGGACGTAGTCCCGATGCAGGGAGCTGAGCGCCGCCTTGACGTCAGGCCTCAGGTCCGGATACACGGCGCGCAGGGACAGCGGCTCCTCGCAGCTCTGTCGCGTGGTGACGACGAAGCCTGGAGCGCTGGCCTTCCGCTCGGCGAGGGCCTGTCGGCAGGCCTCGACGTCGCGGTCGCCGGACGTGGAGGCTGAGGGCGCCCGCCACGTAGGTCGGACCCAGCGGACCAGAGGCTCGACCGCTGCCCACGCCGCGTCGTCGGGCTCGCCGTCGAAGTCCATCACGGCGGCCCACTGCTTGAGTACCGTGCCGTCCGTAGGCAGGGGGCTCGCTTCACGCAGCGCCAGCTCGCTGAGGTGCGCGTAGTCTCGGACGCCGTTCGTCATCAGCGTACCGCTGGCTCCGACGAAGCGGACCTCGGGATTCGCCCGCATGTAGCGGAGGAAGCGCTTGGTGCGCACAGCGTCGGCGTGCCGCAGGGCGTGGCACTCGTCGGCGAGGATCAGGTCAGGCGCCAGGACACGGAGCATGGCGGTCGCGTCCGGGCGACTCAGGCTCTCGTACGTGCGGATGGTGCATGGGCGGATGCCGTACTCCTGGCCCCACTCCCAGGCCGCCCGCTCGGCGGCGGCGAGGTCCTTGGAGTACAGGAGCAGAAGAGGGTTCACGGCGTTCATGACCGTAGCCATGAGGCGGAGGGCGAGGGTCTTGCCCGAGCCGACGCCGGCTTCGAGCAGGACACCCTGAGGCTTGGAGGCTCGGAACGCTGCCTCCAGCGCGTAGGCTTGGACCGGGCGCAGGCGTCGGGCATCGCGCCGCAAGCGCAGCGCGAGGGTCCAGCGCTCAGCCAGAGCGTCCTGCTCGTCGTCGTCAGGCTTCCAGGCCGGCAGGGCCGCGATGCGCTCGGAATCGCTCTCGACTCCGAGCGCGGTGCGGTTGGCCGAGGCCCTCGCCCGAGCCCGAGCGAGGATCTCGTCGGCAGTCACAGGAGCGGCACGGAGCCGAGGGCCTCTTCCAGCTCGACTCCCAGGGCGTAGTCCAGCTCGACTCCCAGGGCGTAGACCTGCTGCTCCAGCGCGGCGATCTCGTTGAGCCCCATGGCGAGACGGCGGGTCAGATCCTCGACCTCCTCCTCCAGATCTTCGATGTGGCTCTCGGCATCCCAGAGCTTGTCCTCCAGCTCGCTGAGGTCCTCGGGAACCTGCCCGCTCAGCTCAGCGTTCTCGGACATGAGCTTCTGAATCATGTCGTAGTTGCCGGCGATGACGGCGGCCTTGGTCTCGATGTCCATGTCAGTTGCTCCGGTTGTCAAAGATTGCCATGAGGCAGTGGATGGTGAAGGCGACGCCCCAGGACTGGGTCCAGGTGAGCGCCGGCAGGGCGAAGAGAGGGGCCGCGAGCCCGGCCCACAGGAGGAAGAGCGCTGTGCCGGTGATCAGGGCGTAGGCCGCGTAGAACACGGGCACAAGGAGAAGGGCGCCGCAACCGGTGAGCAGGACGTCGGTCACGGTGCGGTTGTTGGTAGCCATGCTGGCTCCTATACGAAGAGGGACGTGAGGGTGAGGGACACGAGCACGGACATGAGGATGGTGGCTCGGCTGTACTTGTAGGCGAAGGCTTCGAGCCTCGACATGTGATGGAGCTGGGCGAGGCCGGTCCTGTAGCCTTCGCGGTCTCGGCCCCAGCGAAGTGTCCAGCCCGCCTCCCGAGCGTATCGGTCGGCCTCGTTCCGAGCGACTCGGTCGGAGACCCACGGGACACGGACCAAGCTGAGGGTGGTCCAGCCCGCGAACTCGGCCTCGAAGGCTGCGACGTCCAGCTGCCCGTATAGAGCGAGCCAGCCCTCTCGCGTCTCCTTGGCCTTGATGCGAGGGGCGAGGACCGGAGACCTCACCGGGTTCCTCGGACCACAAAGGCGCCGCGGCGGACCATGATCTCCACGAACCGGGAGGCCAGCGGGTGGCGCCCGTCGACGTAGATCTCGGTCGGAGCGCTCGTGCTGAGGGCGAAGTCGCCGAGGGCGTCGTTCCCGCCCTTGGCATAGTCGACGCAGGACCAGTGCGGCACGTCGTACGCGGCCTCGATCCGGGCGTACGAGGAGGCAAGCACCTCGTCCATCGTGGCGACGGCGCGGCCGGCGGGCATGCAGTCGACGTACACGGTGCTGGCCTCGGCCTGCGTGGTCGGTGCTTGGGGGACCTCTTCCATGATTCTCTCCTCCTTGGGGGGCGGGCTCATGCCCAGCTGAGCGAGGATCGCCGCCAAGTTGGGGGCGTCCTCGTTTCGGTTCTCGGGTGTGTAGTTGCTCGTGACGTTCTGCGGAGACTTCGAGCAGCGCGCCGCGTGAGGGCAGCCTCCGAAGTCGCGACAGGCGAACTGGTTGACGGGGATCTCTTCCTCGGCCTCGAAGCCCAGGTCGATGAGCGCCGCCATCTGAACAGCGACCGCTTCCATCTCGGACCAGTTCTCCTCGACGGCGAGCCAGGGCACGTCACGCGCCCAGATCTCGAACTCCATCGGCGCGCCGCGGGTCTTCACGTAGATGTGCTGGAAGTCCACGGCCGACGGCGGATCGTCGCGCCACATGCCGTACGCGTAGCTCAAGGGCTGGCGGAACTTGGCCAGCTCCTCAGGCGTCTTGCCGTAGCGTTCCGGGTTGCTCGACGTCTTGAGGTCGCCGACGATGTACTCGCCGCCCACGGTCCAGTCGACGAAGCCCTTGAAGGGGAGCGGTCCGCAGCTCAGGTCGGTGATGCTGAACTCGGCCTGCAGCTCGCCCTCGGGAAGGAGCGCGAGCGCCGGCTGGAGCAGCGTCCACGGGCGGGCGGCCTCGTCTCCAAGGCTCCCGTCCGTGATGTAGTCTTCGAGCAGGGCGTGCATCTCGGTGCCCAGGCGAGCGGCCTGGCTGCCGGAGTCGCGGATGCGCAGCACGTAGCCGTACCACCACTTCCGCTGGCATCGCTCGAAGGTGTCGCAGGCCGAGAAGCTCATGGAGATCGGTCGGCCGTTCACGTCGCGGTAGGTCACAGGTGCCGCCAGCGCAGAGGGGGATAGGCCTTGCGGCCGGTCTCCCGAAGGTACCAGTTGTCTGAGCTATCGACCCAAGCGCAGCCGCAGCCTCCGAGGCCGAAGTCTCCTGTCACGCTGATGTACTCCGGCGGATACGTGGTCCCGTTCTCGGCGTCGAAGCGGACCCATCCCGCCTCCTCAGCAGCGTGCAGCTCCTCGATGAGGTCTTCGTACGCGTCGCTCGGTCCCTGCAGTTCGCGCAAGGCTTGGGCTGCTCGCAAGTAGAGGCTCACTCCTCCACCTCAGCGAAGGTCGTCGGCGCCTGCGTCGGGGGGGTGAGGGGCTTGATCTCGTAGCTCATGCTTTCTCCTTGACCACCGACAGGTGGTCGCCCTTTCGGACTTGTTCGATGTCTTCCTTCTCGCAAACGCCGGCGTCGACGAGGGCCTGGGCAGGCACCTCGTAGGCGCGGCAGCGTGTGCCGCGCGGCGGCGTCGCGAGCTTGTTGGTACCCAGCTGCCCGAGCGCGTCTCGGATCATCTTGGGGCGCGGGGGCTTGCCCGGCCCGACCGCGTCGCTCCAGGCCGCCGTGATGGCGTCCGTGCGGACGTAGAGCATGTCGCCCTTGAACCAGGCCCGAGGCGAGCCGACGTTCGCGTTCCTGTGGCGGAGCAGCCACCAGCAGGCCTGGAGCACGTCGGGCTTGATGCCCTGGTTCACAGCGAACTGGTCGTGCCACGGCGTCGGCTCGCCGCTGACGAGGAACCGGGAGCCGGGTACCACGGTGCGCGTCTCTGCCATCCAGGTCAGGTGCTCGCAGATCTCGCGGCACACCTCCGTGTCCGTGCCCCCTTCCGCGAAGCGGGCGGCGAGCCGGGCTCGGGTCTCGTGGCTGGCCGCGAGGTAGAGGATGCGCTCGGTCACCGCTTCGAGCCCCTCGGCTCCGAGGGGCTTGGCGAAGGGGATGCCGTTGTCGTCGTTCGAGAAGATGACCACACGAAGGGCGCCGTACAGCGTGCTGCTGGCCTGGTACTTGCGGCGCAGCTCGTGCCGCTTGTTCGACACGAGCGAGCGGAAGGTCTCGCTGGCTCGGTCCGAGCCGTCGGTGATGCCCTCGTCGGCCACGACCACGGGGCACTTCGCGAGGCCTCCGTTGAACGAGGACCCGACCGCGTCGTACGGTACCGCCGGGGCGGACCAGAGTTCCCCGAGCGCGCGGCCGAGGAGCGACTTGCCGATGCCCGGTCCGCCCTTGATGTAAAGCGCAGCCAGCGGCATGTCGAGCCGCGGCGCCTGCGACAGCCAGTCGAGGAGCTTGCCGGGGTTGGAGCAGCCGAGGAGCTGGAGCCACTCGTCGACCCACCCGTGCTCGATGGTCTCGAACGCGGAGCGGGTGTACGCTGCGGTGCGGAGGACTCCGCGGCCGTGGTCTCCGAGGACCCACTCGTCGTGGTCGAGGCTGGCCCAGCGCTCCTCGTCGTCGAAGTGCTCGCCGTACTCAGCGACGAGGTCGGCGAAGTCTCGAAGCGGGTCCACGTCAGCCGGGAGGTGGGGGTTCAGGTCGCGCTCGACGACGCGCCGTAGGGAGTTGTGGCCGACCGGCACGTAGCTGCGGGTGTCGGGCTTGAAGACGTACATCCCGTCCCGAGAGTTCGAGAGGAACAGCGGGCCGTGCTCGTCGGTGAACTGCTGCAGCGCCAGCTCGGCCTCGACCTTGGCGCTGGCCTCGGACTCGGCGCGGAGGCAGGCGTCCCAGATGGCGTTGGTGTCGAGCAGGTCCGCCCGAGCGCTGTGGAACAGGGCCGAGTACAGCTGCTCGGCGGTCAGGCCCTCGATGACTCGCGTCATCCGCAGCGGCATGGTCAGCATGTTCGTGAGCTTGGTGCTCTTGGTGCCGGGGATCGAGGCCCCGCTGCGGAGAGCGAGGACTCGGGACCGGAGGCGCCCGTCGATGCCGCGCTCGATGGTGTCCCACGTAGCCGCCGGCAGGGCGGCGGGGGCCAGCGGCGGGAGCCGGGGTCCCGAGGTCTCGGCAGCAGCCGGAGAGGAGGTAGGGGTCGGTGCCACCGGGACCTCGGGAGTTGTCTGCGCCTGCCGAGTAGCTACCCAGGCGGCGAGCTTCCACAGGTCAGCGAGGTCCAGGCCCGTGGCTACGGGAGGATCCTCGGCGCTCTTGCGGAAGATGGTGAACAGGACGCGCGGGTCGGAGATCGAGCCCAGCGCAGCGATGGAGCCCATAGCCGAGCGCACAGCGTCGCGGTAGCTCTTGCCTCGGGACGCCGGGAGCGGGCCGTCGGGGACGCCGACGTGGTTGCGGCAGGCGGCACGGTGCGCGGGGGTCAGGACGATGTCGTCGTCGGGCGCGTCGCCGGCGTTCTGCAGCTCGGGGTGCCGCCCCGGCGTCCACGCCTCAAGGTCATGAGCGACCTGCCGCACGGAAAAGGTACTGAGCGGATCCACGACGAAGGAGTCGAGGACCTCGCCGTCCCTCCGAGCGCGGGGGAGGCGGAAGAGGCGCGTCCACTCGTCGGACGCCGGGTCGAAGGCAAGGCCTGTGGCCCGCTCCACACGACGCCGCACGACCTCAAGGAACTTGTTCGCCTGATCGACCGGCACAGGCTCGTCGAGCTTGGCGAACAGGCGGAAGCCTGCGCGACTCGTGTATCCTCCGAACGCCGGGTCGCCCAGGTCGCGTAGCGTAGCGGACAGTTCGCTCCGAGCTGTCGCGATGCCCGGCCACGCTTCGTGGTTCGGGCGGTCCCAGTCCAAGAAGACGTGGGTCAGGTGGATGCCGTCCACGTAGCGAGGGGCGCAAGCCTTGAGGCGAGGGAACATCGGCTCGCCGTCGATGGCGTAGGCCACGCACATCGCGTCCGTGTCCTGCGGGGCTTGGAACTCGTCCAGGCCCACGGCCCGGCACACGTCCAGGCCCTCCGCATCGTCGCCCTCGAAGCGGGGCCACGCCGGGGAGAACATGGACGGGAAGACAGAGATCACAGCGTCACCTCACGGAAGGTGAGGTTCGTCGGCTCCAGGCGGCGGAGGACCGTGATCGCTGTCTTGTCCTGGTCCCAGCAGGCGAAGGGGATCGCGCCCTTATCGAGGTCGAGCGTGAGGGTCTGCTGTCGCCAGGCGCTGGGGTCGTTGGGGTGCGACCGAGCGATGATGATGATGCGCTTCGTGCGCCCCCACTCGACCTCGTAGAAGCCTGGGTCGAGGTCGTAGAGTTTGCGGGTCGGGCGCGGGGCCGACTCGATGGTCGTGTAGTTCACGGTTCCTCCTCTCGCGGGTAGTATAACCCGCCGTGTTGTGGTTGTCAACGGGCCCGGTTAGGCCCGAAGCTCCCGCGTCTTCGACGAGAAGACGCGGTGGCGCCGTAGGTGAACGAACGGCACGTGGGAAACTTCCCTTGTTGTATTTACACTACCTACTGGGTTCCCCTCTTTCTTGTACTTATTTCCCTATAGAGGTTTAGTAGGAGAGGATCATGGGTAGTATTCGAGGATAGTCCAGGCCTAACCTGGGCTATCGGTGAACGTCCCGAGGTGCTCGGTGAACGTTCAGGCGATCGCGGCCAGCATCTCCGCGGCGTCTTTGAGGTCCTTGAGTAGGCGGCAAGTCGCGAAGGGGAAGCGCAACCCGGTCTCCGAGCCTTGAGAGTATGGGCGTCCCGCCACATTGTCCCGCGCTTCGGGACAACGAACGCGTAAAGCACCCCCCGGCGGTCCCGAGGAACGCGGCCACAGCTACGAGGTAGTTCATGCCTTCTCCGGCCTGCCGCGGGCTCCGCGCCTCGCAGCCTTGTAGGTGAGGGCGTCTGCCCAGGGTACGCCGTGCTTGCGGGCGTACCGCGTGACGACCTTGGGGTCCACACCTGCGGCGCCGGCCGCCGCGGCCTTGGTCGGGTACGGGACGCCGGCCACCACGAACGGCACGGCGGTATTGCGCAGCTCGAACAGCTCGCTGACGAGAGCCTCGCGGCTGGGGGTACGCAGCTTGAGTCGAGCCTCGACCTCCTCGGCAGTGATGCCAAGGTAGGCAAGGGCGTGTTGCTCGGAAGGGAAACTCCTCACTGTCCCACGTAGCGAGACGGTGAAGCCGATGAGGTTGTGTGGGCCGTTCTCGCTCACTTGCTCTCCAGAACGAACGGGCCGTCTGACAACCACCACACGTCGATGACCGAGGCGGCTGCGGCGGCCTTGCCGGGCAGAATTAGAGGCTCGTGCTGACGGAGCCGTAGCCGTAGCTGTTGCCGTCGCCGTCGCCGTAGCCGTATCCGTGTCCGTAGCCGTCGCCGTCGCCGTCGCCGTAGCCGTAGCCGTAGCCGTAGCCGTCGCCGTAGCCGTCGCCGTCGCCGTAGCCGTCGCCGTCGCCGTTGCCGTTGCCGTAGCCGTTGCCGTTGCCGTAGCCGTAGCCGTAGCCGTTGCCGTAGCCGTAGCCGACCAGTAGAAACTCGGGCATCACAGCCCCCAGTCGTCAGCCACCGGCACGCGGTAGACCTCAGCGCCGGCGGGAAGGTTGACAGGGTTGGCGATCGGCTTCAGCGCGACCTTGTCCGACTTCGGGTCGGACAGCATCCCGTCGAAGCCGACGCCCGACCAGCGGACGACGTTGACGGGGCGCTTCAGGATGA